ATGGCGACCCTCACTCTCAAGCTCAATGAGACCTATAAATCCCAGGACGGCACCTATCCAATCATTTTAAAGATAGAGCATCGCGGCCAACGTCGCAAAATTCCCATCGGCTACAGGGTAGAAAAAAGGCACTGGACCGGCTCACAAGTAAGCGGCCGGCACCCAGATGCAGCATTGATCAATGCGGCTATTGCGAATAAGGAGTCGGAGGCGAAGCGTTATCTGGCAGATTGCCAACTGCATAGTAAACCTATTCACCTGGATCTTATCGGCACGGGGCGTGCCTCGTATTCATTCACAGAGTATCTCGATCATCGGGCGGCACAATATAAAGCCGCCGGCAAGGTAGTCATGAAAAGAAAGGTCAGTCGATTCGCGCTGGAGCTGCGGGACTGCTTTAAACGGGAAGTTTTTTTCGATGATGTGAATCTTGACTGGCTCCGGCGCCTGGAACAATATCATATTGACAATGGCAACGTAGAGAACACCCGGCACAAGAAATTCAAGTTCCTTTCTGAGTTTTACGGGCATGCGATGAGAGAAGGCAAGTCGCCGGCACCCAATCCTTTTAAGGACTATAAGATCGTGACTAAGCCAGTTAAAAAGGACAAGCTGACAGAGGCGGAGATCAAAAAGATAGAGGACCTGCAATTGTCCCCTGGACCGGTGGCCGATGCCCGAAATATTTTCCTCTTCTCGTTCTATGCCAAAGGTCAGCGGTTTGAGGTGTGCGCTACCCTGCGCCGCGACCAAGTGGCAAATGGCCGCATTCACTTCCGCACAAACAAGGGAAATGAATTTATCAGTGTAAAGATCCACGCCAGGTTGCGAGCTATCCTGGATCTTTATCCGGAAAGTGAATTTGTTTTTCCTTACGTTTCGGAGATTCCCACTGATCCGGAAGCATACCTCTCGATGATCTCCAGCTGCAACACCATAGTGAACCGAAATCTGAAAGTTGTGGCCAGGGGCGCTAAAATAAAAACTACGCTGACCATGCATATTGCGCGACACTCATTCGCCTACCAGCTGAAAAAGGTCAGCGATAATGTGAACGTCATCCAAGATGCACTGGGCCATTCCGACCAAAGGATTACGCAAGCCTATTTGAAAGCCCTGGAAGATGAAAGGCTGGACCCGGAAATGGAAAAACTCTACGGCCTATAGGAGGGGGGCTATCTTGTCCCGCCAAACCGGGTAACCTGCCCCGTTCAAATGAATATCGTCGTACGTATAATCCGGGTTCAGGAATCCATCTTTGTAGAAGGCGGTAAATAGGTCAATGTAGGGCAAATGTGAGAAGCTGCAGTAGTCCATCAACCAGTGATTGAAAGCCTCTATAGCTGGCTGCAACTCCGCGTGGGACCTTCCCAGGGGGAAGATCGATTGTACGTAGATCTTCGTTTCCGGCGATGCGTACCAGATCGTATTGACAATAACCTGGTAGTTGACCTTCAGTGTATCCAGCGGCACATTGTTTAGGATATCGTTGATCCCGACGTCCAGGAATATCTTCGCAGGCCGGGCGGCTGCAATGGCCTCTATTCTCTTTCTGATGTGGCACGAGCGGTTTCCGCTGATCCCACGGTTCTTGATCTTTAAAGAATGGAACATCTCATTCAGCGGGAAGCCTTCAGTGATACTATTGCCGACAAAGACGATATCCCCCGTATCGATGGGCAAGGGCTTCAGCACACTTTCGCGGGATTGATTCCACATGTCGAAGTATGCCAGTTGGGATTGGGCAACTGACGGTCCGCTATGGGCGAAGTGATGCCTTTTGAATGCGAAGATGATTGCAGCGGCAAGGCTTACAACGATGTATGCCTTAATGAAGTAGCGTTTCATGCGACGTGGGTTTAATGGTTAAAAGAGCCCCTCCTGAAAAGGAGAGGCACACACTTAGTAGTATCCATTGCTGGCGCAATGGTGTGAAAGAAAATTCAGTATACCCGTCAATATGTTTCTCCGGCGCCTTCACCAGAGGCTATAAAATCAGTTCCCCAGCCCCTAAACCTTATACTATTACACCCCAAGGTAATGTCAAAAAAATGCATTTACAAGGATATAAGTTATATTCTACATGGCATAAGTGGAACTATCTATGGCATTTTAAGTGTCTTTCGAGTAATCGTTTGTGTAATAACGCGTTATTGCGGGGATGAAGAGCGCCGCCTACCGAAAGGTCAGTTTACTTATAAGCAATGGAGTAGTGGAGGATTTCGAACAGATAGCCGTGGATATTCAAAAGAAGGTCTTGGCGGCGGACCTGCACATGCATTTCCGCACGCTTATGGCCAGGGTGAAAGATCCTGGTAAGTGGCAGGTAGGAGAATTGAGGGCCTTATCAGACTTGCTTGAATTAGATCATAGTGTCCTGTTGCTCATGGCAGACAGGCTGTCCATTGAGGTAGAAAAGAAAAAAGAGTCAGCAAAGTCAAAAAAAAGGGGAAAGAAATAGTGTAAGGTTTTAATTACTTTTTAATCTGTGTCGAAATATCAACAGCCGTGTCATGAGCTCCAACAGGCGTGCAGGTTTGGCGAATAACCGTGTAACGCATAAGTATAAACCAAAAAATTATACAAGAAAAAAGTACTACAATTTTTTTGTAAAGAAAAACCAGTGTATTATCTTCGACATCCCTTAAAGTGTCGCATTCATAAACCTGTCCTCTGCATCCTCTCTATTCCCATCTATTACACTAAAATTTATTTTGTTAACCACAAGACCTTTACCGTCATGCAATCACCATGCGCTACCTGTGTCCATCTGAACGAATGCCCTCTTGCATCTTCGGGGTTAAGTCTGGCCCGATTCTTTGTAGAATTTCACCCAGAATTTGCCTTGCTCTTTCCTGACTGCCTTTTGCTTCCCGGAGGGCGTCCCTTTTCAGCAATTCAATTACGATCGCGAAACCATTCTCCAGCCTATCGGCAAGTTCAGGTAAACTAGTCACAATTTTTTGCACAGATTTATTGATCATGGCCTGGGTCTGCTCCTGGGCCATTTTACTTTCGATGCTTTTTATTGTTTCTACCTGCGCCTTATATCCCTCTGCAAGTACCAGTAAAACCGAATTCATCGAAGGTTCCTTTTCCGCTTTTGTCTCAATCTTGTTTACCTGTCCGTGCAGCATTGGACCCGCGCCAACCAAAAGCCAGTTGGCATTTACTTCCGGCCAAAGCCTAAGAATATCTGCAATTATTTCGGCCGACGGGCTATTCCCCTCCTTTTTTAAACGGTTTATCTTTTGCGGTGCGTCATATTTCAAATGTTTAATAGCCAACTCGTTGACAGTAGAAACACCGTAGTGCTTCATTAGCTGTTCAAGCCTGCTAAAAAATCCTTTTAAAATATTTTCCGACATAAGTAATTGCCAATCAGGCAGTTTCAAACTCGTTTTAAATTAAGTTTAAAACATGTTTGTATGTTTCAAACTTGTTTGTATCTTTGAATCAGATTTGAAACAAAATACGAAAACAATGGCAAAGCAGACAAAAAAGGTAGATCAACCCAAGCCGACTCTTCCCTTCGAAGTGATCGGGGCCCTGGCCGACACCTTCGGTAAAGATCCCCTTACCATCAAGCGGTGGATAGACGCGGGCGATGACCGGCTGACCACCGACAAGGCTAAAAAAGTTTTTGCTGAAAAGAATATTGAGTGGAGTTAAACAGGATGTGGAGTACGGATGTGCTCTAAATCGCCCACAAGATAATTCGCGCCTTTTGATTTTGCAAGTACCCCTTTAACTGAACACAAAATCCCTAAATATGAAAACTGAAAAATGTCCTTTTGAAGATCATGCCCGTAACCTAATGAAGTTCGACATCGTGATGATTGTTCTTGTCCTGTTAATCGCCTTCAATATTGCATCATTCTTTATCTGGAAATCTTTTTAAATATCTCTATATGAACCCCTCTCAATCTCTTGCACCCGGTCAAAAAGTTCTGGTTAAAGTGTATAACTCCGCCAAACGTGAATGCGATTGGATGCCCGGTGTGTTCGAGAATTACGTCAATGCCGACGACAGGGACCATAGGCTGAACGTCGCAATGGATAATGGTTGGTATGTACAGGGCGCGGCTCCTGAGTGTGTGAAAGCCGCTTAACATTCTTTAAACCACTTTTTATATGAAAGCCTACAACTACAATTTCTGGAACACTTTCAAGATCGTCTTTGGTTACGCGGCGCTGCTTTATATCCTGGCCGCCATATTTACCGGGTGCTCCGGCAGTCGCTATCCTTATCAGGGTTGCCATGTAGGCAAGACTGCCCAGGTTGACACCACGCACGTCCAGAAAGAAAAAAAAATCGCGATCGCAAAAACTGGCGTCTCGCTGGCCTGAAGCAATAAAACGAACCATCCATGCAAAAGCTCTTAACCGCTGCAGAAGTAGCCCAGGCGCTGGGAGTAAAGACCCAGACAGTCCGTGAGTGGCTTCATGCAGGAAAGATACCGGGGACTATTCTACCAGGCGGAGACATGCGGTTCAAAGAGTCATCTGTCGAGATGTGGATGGAATCGCGGACGATCCGGAAAAAGAAACAGAAAATAGCGTAACCCATGAAACGAATATTCGATTATATCCGTACGAACCTGGAGCCGATAATCCTGGGCGTGATCTTCGGGATCATCATAGTCTTTCTGATCTGTGCCCTTATCACCGCTTTATACTATATAACCCTATGGAAGCATTCACAACAATAGCCATATCCCTGTTCTGCCTTTTCCTTCATTCGCTCTGTATGGTGTGGTGGGAGGATCTGAGGAAAGCGAAGATCAAAGCGCAACGTCAACACGATAACGGATGCTAAAATCAACCTGTCATGAATATCCTTCCTCATTTGCCCCTGTTCTGGCTCGGAGTGCTCAGCGGAATTATTATCCTGGCTCTCTGGCAATCCCTGATCAAGGGAAGACTATACTGCTTTTATCTTTTTTGTGGCCACGGCTGGCAGGTATTGATCGAAGAGATTCGAAGGCCGATACGAGTTATACGTGAGGCCTTGAGCAGGAAGACATTCAACGACAAATTCCCAGGACAGCAAAAAGATGCTGAAGATATTTTTTAGGGCTTTTCATAAAATGGGTTTAATGGTTAGGTCCGGAGATCTGCCGGACCTTTTTAAAAGTTCTTTCAAACTGTGGGGTAGTGTAACGGTAGCACGCTGGGCTCATAACCCAGAGGACCAGTTCGAATCTGGCGACCGCAACGATAGAGGCGGGCATTTCCCCTCTTTCTTTTCATATGGCAAGCAATCGTTAGGGTCAGCCCTATTCTTGGGGCTGACCAATTTTTGAAGTTTCTTATTATTCATCATAAACAACAAACACAGCATGAAAATTATTCTCAAACAGCTACAACTGTCTTACTTCAAAGGCATCCGAAGCCTTACGGTAGACTTTAATGAGCATGTGCAGGATATCCACGGTGCCAACGAAACGGGCAAATCAACCGTTTTCAACGCCTTTTTATGGCTGCTCTTCGGCAAAGACATGGAGGGCCGTACAGATTATCAAATCAAAACCACCGATGATGCCGGCCGGGAGATGCCAAAGATCGACCACGAAGTGACCGGCACCTTTGAGATTGACGGCCGGACGGTTATCATGCGCCGGACGTTGAAGGAAAAGTGGGTGAAACCACGCGGCGCGGCGGAATCTCAGTTCGGCGGGAATGAAACAATTTTCGAATGGAACGGCGTCCCCATGCGCGAAAAGGATTATATCGAGAAGATCAACGGTATCATGAAGGAGGACGTTTTCAAGCTGCTAACGAATCCCCTTTACTTCAATGATGGACTGAAAGGTTATAAAATACCAGACTGGCAGGCCCGGCGTAACGTGTTACTGGAACTTGCCGGCGAGATACGGGACGATGATATCGCCGCCGGGGACACACGTTTTGAAAACCTACTGAAGGAATTGCGCGGTAAATCCCTGGATGAATACAAGAAGCAGCTTGCTGCCCAGAAAAAGAAGATCCGCGAAACACTGGATTTCATTCCCTCCCGTATCGATGAAGCAACCAGAGCGCTTCCGGAGGCCTTGGACTTCGCCGCCATTGACCGGTCTATCCTGGCAATGGAAAAGGAAATTGCAGCCGTTGACCAGGTATTGACCGATGCCGCTGAAGCCCAGAAAGAAAGGAACAACCTGCAGTTGGCAAAACAGAACGAGATATTCCTCCTTAAAAGCCGCCAGCAGGCAATAGAGTCCGAAATCCGGTCACAGTTCAACCAAGATAAAAACGAACGTGAGGCTAAGGTCAGGGAATTGCGGGCTACCGGGCGTGGGAAGGATGCCGAACTAACCAACCTCAACGCGGAATTGAACCGGCTGAACGGTCAGAAATCCGTCCTGGAAGCCAAGATTTCCAACCTGCGGGCCGATTGGGTAAAGGTTGACGGCCAAAAGCCGGATCCCCAAAACCAGGATTTCAAATGTCCTTCCTGCAAACAGGACCTGCCGGCCGACAAAGTGGACGAAAGGAATTCCGTCTACCAAAAGTATGTGGCCGATTTCAACGAGAACAAGATCAAGCGGCTGGCTGAGATCACCGCCTGCGGAAAGGAGATGGCCAGTCAACTCGAAGGATATAACAAAAGCATCCTGGAATCCCAGGGGGGCATCAAAACGGTCGAGGCAGATATCGCAGCACTCCGTATAGAGATTTCCAACCTGGAAGCCGAGACCTCCCGCCTGAATCAGGAAGCCGACAAAACCATTGCGCAGCAGATCACTGACAACCAGGAGGGTAAGGACATCGTCGCTAAGATTGAACATATCGAGGCCGAGATAGCCGCACTGAAATCGGAAGCTCCGGACAATGCGGACGCCAAAACTCTACGGGCATCACTGGTATCCCAACTGGATGACATCAAAAGGCAGCGCGACACTAAGGATCAGATCGAGCGCGGACACAGGCGTATTGCAGAGCTTGAAAAAGAGGAAAAGGATTTATCCCAGCAGCTGGTGGAGATCGAGGGCATTGAATTCATCATACAGGAATTCACTCGCGCCAAGATCGACACCTTGGAGGGCAGGATCAACCACAAATTCAAGTACGCCAAGTTCAAGCTATTCGACCGCCAGGTCAATGGTCAGGAGATTGAGTGTTGCGAGACAATGTACAAAGGGGTCGTATGGGGCACCATGAATACCGCCGCCCGGGTCCTTGTCGGTATCGATATTATCAACGTCTTATCTGCCCACTACGGCGTATCAGCACCCATCTTCCTGGACAACCGGGAGAGTGTGACCAGCATACCGGACACCGAAGCCCAGATTGTAAACCTTATTGTATCACCCGACGACAAAAAATTGCGCGTCGCATAATCCTAACCATGTCAACTGTAAATAACAACGTAGCAACCCAGGCGACCGCAAACCAGCAGCAGCCGGCTCCCCAAAGGACCCGCGTCGATGCCCTGAAGAGTATAATGGCATCCCCGAGCGTACAGGAGCAATTCAAGAACGCCCTGAAGGATAATACCGGCCCTTTCATTGCCTCTATCATCGACCTATACAATGGTGATACTTACCTGCAGAAATGTAACCCCACTCAGGTGGTCATGGAATGCCTGAAGGCCGCGACCCTGAAGCTGCCCATCAATAAGAGCCTGGGATTTGCTTACATCGTTCCCTACGGCAATGAGCCGCAATTTCAGATAGGGTATAAGGGCCTGATCCAACTGGCCATGCGGACGGCGCAATATCGGATCATCAACGCGGATATGGTATACGAGGGGGAGTTTCGCACCATGAACAAGCTGACCGGTGAATTCGATTTGTCTGGGGTCAAAACGAGCGATGTGATTGTAGGATACTTCGCCCATATTGAAATGCTCAACGGCTTTGCGAAGACCCTATACATGACCAAAGAAAAGGTTTTGGCCCATGCGAAAAAGTACAGCAAGAGTTTCAGCAAAGAGTCATCCCCTTGGAAAAAGGAATTCGACGCCATGGCTATAAAGACTGTGCTGCGCAACCTGCTGGGACATTATGGGTATCTGTCTGTAGATATGATCTCCGCCTTCGACAATGATGCTGACGTGGCAGATCGCATCCAGGAAGATGTTGAGAATAACGCCAACAAGTCGCCCATTGGATTTGATGACGCCGAGGTTGTGGATGATCCGCCCGCCAACGCCGGCAGTGGAGAAAATGGAACCAGCGGCCAAGGAACCATAACAGGACCCGGATTCTAATGCGACTAAAGATCATCAATAGCAACTCAAAGGGTAACGCCTACGTCCTGGAAAATGACCAGGAGGCGCTACTCATTGAGTGTGGGGTCCGATTCGATCTGATCAAAAAGGCGCTGGGATTCAACCTGAATAAGGTGGTAGGGTGTATCATTACGCACGAGCACGGCGACCACTGTTGCGGAGTGAAGGACATGACGCATGCCGGAATCAATGTATATGCTACGGCCGGGACGTGCGATCATCTTGTTAAAAAATGGGGCGCCAATCCCCACAGGGTTCACCCGCGCCACACGGAGCTGCCATATAATCTTGGTTCATTCCAGATCATCTCTTTTAAAACAATTCATGATACTGCCCAGCCGTGCGGATATCTTATTAAGCATCAGGAATGCGGCGTAGTTCTTTTCCTCACGGATACCGTATATAGTCCCTTTGTCTTCAAAGGGCTCAATAACATCATAGTTGAAGCAAATTATTGCGACGAGATCCTGGAAGAGAAACGGCAGGCAGGCTATACCATTGAAATGCTACGGGACCGGGTTATAGAGTCCCACATGAGCCTAAAGAATTGCAAGGATCTATTGGCGGCCAATGATCTCAGTCAGGTCAACAACATAGTACTGATTCATTTGAGCGATAGCCACAGCCATGAAACAAGATTTAAAAAGGAAGTGGAGGCCTTGACCGGAAAGGTGGTTCACGTAGCGGACAAGGGTATGGTTATCGAAAACTTTGAAAAAACACCATTTTGAAAGCTGTACTGAATATTAAAAGGGTAGAGGATTGTGCCGAATGGCTGGAGCTTGCGGCAGAAGGGTATACGGCTACCCAGTCTGTTCATTGGCTTATCGATCAGCTCGGGCAGCTCGTAAAGGCTATGGCTTTCATAAACGGTCAGATGGCACTCGCTAAAATGGTATTGAACGAAAAGAAGCGGCGGGCTTATGAGCTACTTGTTAGCAGTACGGTCGCGCAACAGACTTATTTCGCCCCATCCCTGGCAAAAGATTATATCGCAAGCAAGGTATCTGAGGAACAATATAATTACGACTTATGCGAACGGACAAGCAGGACGATAGTGCATACGGTGGAGGCTTTACGGTCCTGTATTTCTGCCCTGAAAGAGGAATTGAAACTGGAACAATACGCAAATCAGCAACATGGGAATTGATCAAATCAGGGCATTGAAAATGGCTGCCGATGCTAAAACCGAACAGCCAGGTATCCGGGCGAGATCCGATAAGCAAAAAATCATCATGAAGATCCTATCGGTGATTTATCCGGCCTATTTGAAGCTCTTTCCCATTTGCAAGATAAAGAGTCCTGTATGTACTGGGAAGGCTACATGCGTCAATCATATAGCGGGCAGAGGTACAAATGAAGTTCTGAATATGGCCACATGGGAGAGCAGCTGCGAGGCCTGCAATGGCTACATAGAACAATTCGATGCCTGGGCCAGACAGAACGGTCATAAAATATCACGTCATACCAAAAATTAAATACCAACATGGCACAATTAACCATTGACGGAAAGAAGGCGCGCCAGATTTATCCATCGGCGGCGCCGGAGTTGAAGACAATTCTGGAGGACACCTTTTCCAAGGACTTTTTCAAACAGGATATTAAGGATCGTATCAAAACCTTTGATGATGCCTGTGAGTATAATAATACCAACCCCAAGGCAAAGAGATTTACGCAGGGCACGAGGAATCAAATTTACCAGGAAAGGGTAGCGGAAATTGTCAAGGCCCTGAATGAAGGCTGGGTACCGAACTACGACAATTCGAGCGAATTAAAGTACACGCCGTATTTCTACTTGGATACACCCGGCTTCCGGTTCTACGATTCGTGCTACGCGCACTCGTATGCGACCGCGGGCGCCGGCTCCCGGTTTGCTTTTAAATCCCGCGATTTGTCCGATTATGCCGGTAACCAATTTGTCAAGGAATATGAATCATGGATGACCCCTTTAAAAGCCGGTGAGGCTTTCAAGGCCGATACGACTGCTGCTTCTACTCGCGCCCCTTTTGCCGGTGATATGAAAGCATGGGAAACGTATATAGTCGGGCGGGTGAAGACATTCGAAAATGCTTGCGCCGAAGTTGGAGAGGATCCCAACGATTACAATTTTTCGGAAGGTACCCCGGACGAGATAGCCTATAAGAAACTGAAGGTAATTGCCAAGGCGCTCAACAATGGATGGGAACCGGATTGGAACAATGGCAATCAGGCTAAGTGGTATCCTTGGTTCTATCTGGATACACCCGGCTTCCGGTTCAACGTTTCGCACTTCACGTACTCGGCTGCGCTCGCGGGCTCCGGCTCCCGGCTTCGCTTTGCTTCAGAGATACTGTCCAACTATGCCGGCAAACAGTACCTTGAGCTGTACCGTCAATACATGACGCTTTAACCATATCAATAACACGCTCAACAAATTAACATGATCAGATCATTTCCCGAGGCCTGCAAAAAGCTAAAGCTGAACCCGGCCAAAGTATTACCCAGAATCACCGGTATGCCCAAAAGGCACCAGGCGGCTATTATCGCGCAGGCGAAGCTCATCATTATTGCCGAAGCCATGAATGATGGGTGGAAGCCGGACTGGAACAACTCCGACGAATGGAAGTATTACCCCTGGTTCTGGATGAATGAACCCGGCTTCCGGTTCGTCGGTTCGTACTGCACGTACTCGTTTGCGCACGCGGGCTCCGGCTCCCGGCTTTGCTTCAGAACGCGGGAATTGTCTGATCATGCCGGAAAGAAGTTCTTATCGCTCTGGCGGGATTTGATGGTCCTCCCTGCCCCGGCTAAACGGAAAAAGAAATAGGACCTCGGGTGGCGCGATGCAGGAGGGCCGGCTTCCAGTTCAACGATTCGAACTACACGAACACGAATGCGAACACGGGCACCAGCTCCCAGCAATTGCAAGGATTTAACAGCATCGCAAGTCCTGCCAACATGGCAAAAAATGACTCAATAATAAGAGGCCTCAGTAGGGTGAATGCCCGGACGGGACTTTTAAAAAGCAAAGGGAATGAAAAGGATAGGTGGATTATGGGAGAGAATTATAAGCCTGGAAAACCTTCGGGAAGCTGACCGCCGCGCCAGGAAGGGTAAGGGCAACCAGCCTGGAGTAATTGCTCATGATAAAATCAGCGAATCCAATCTGCAGCAGTTGCATATCATGCTTCGCGACCAATCCTACCGTACCTCTCCTTATACTGTCTTTCCAATTTGGGAGCCAAAAGAAAGATTGATCTACCGGCTTCCATACTTTCCGGACCGTATCGTCCATTGGGCTGTCATGCTCGTTCTGGAGCCTATTTTCATGGCCCATTTCACGGCAGACACTTATTCATGCGTGAAGGGTAGGGGCATTCACGGGGCAGCCAGGGCGGTTAAGCGGGCACTCCGGGATGAAGCAGATACTCAATATTGCCTTAAGCTGGATATTCGGAAATTTTACCCTTCGGTCAATCACCAGATATTAAAGAACCTACTTCGCCGAAAATTAAAAGACGAAAGGCTCCTGTGGCTCCTTGATGAGATTATCGATAGTGCCGATGGCCTACCTATCGGGAACTACCTAAGTCAATATCTGGCCAACTATTATCTAACAGCATTCGACCGCTGGTTGAAGCAGGATAAGCATATCCACTTTTATTTCCGGTACGCCGACGACCTGGTGATCCTGGCTCCCGATAAACCCTCTCTTCATCAGCTTCTGGCTGAGATCCATGAATACCTCTGGGCGAAGTTAAAGCTCCAGGTTAAGGATAACTATCAAATCTTCCCGGTTGCCGCCCGGGGGATCGACTTTGTAGGCTATGTTTTCTTCCATACATATACCTTATTGCGTAAGGGCATAAAGCAACGAATGGCCCGCGCTCTTGCTAAAAAACCTTCCATACAAACTTTTGCCAGCTATTACGGCTGGGTCAAACATTGTAATGGCAACAACCTATTAAAAAAACTTATCAATGAAGAGTTTCAAAGACATGGGGATCCAAGTGGCTTCCCGCGCCTTCACCGGCGACAGCATCAAAATAGACCGCCTATTGAATAAAGAAATTAAGGTTCTGTACCATAAGATCGAGGATTCGACTAAAAAGCAAGGGACCAAATGTCTTTACCTCCAGGTCGAATTCGAAGGACAGAACAGGCTTCTCTTCACCGGGGCACAGGCCTTACTTGAAGCCATCCAAAAAGTACCTCCTGAGAACTTTCCATTTACGACTACCATCGTAAAAAATGACCGATACGAGTTTACGTAATCCACCCTCACCGCGCACAGCTCCAGGAGCGCCGCGTTTAATCCGTCACCCCGTTGAATTCTGCCCTTGGCAGGGTTGCGGGGTATTTTTTTAGTCAATCAAAAAAATAACAATAATGGAAAAGACTATGTTTTCGGATGTGCCGGTAAACCAAAGGGTTCAGGTCCTGATGGATAACTGCGCGGCACATGAAAAAACCAGCTATCTCAAAGACCTGACGCCTGAAGAGATCGATGTTAAGAATGAAACAATTTCCGCGAATTGCATTCAGGTTTTTCGCCTGGAGGAAAAAAAGAAGGAAGCCATTGCCGGCTTTAAGGTTCAAATCGACCCACTGAAGGAGCAAACGCGAACACTTTGTGAACAGGTGGAAACCCGCAAAGAAGAGGTTAACGGTATGCTATTCCACTTCCCGGATCATGAGCTTTCCATCATGAATACCTATGATGAGTTGGGCGAATTTGTATCGTCCCGCAGGTTAAGGCCGGAAGAGAAGCAGGCCCGGCTGTTCGTGGCCCACGGGAAGACAGGGTCGGCGGAATAGGCCTGCAATTTTCCTGAAATATTTTTTATAATAATCTTCAAATTATTTGCATGAAATCAGAACTGACCATTACACCCAAAGGAGATACCATCAGTATCCTGGAAGGTAAAGCGCTGGAACCTAAACATCCAATACCACTTGGAATAATAGGCCAAATCGAGTCCGTTAACGCTTACCTGACAGCCCGGCGGGGCACACAGCAACTTCCTGGTGCGCTTCAGCATATTGATAAGGACCTCGCTGTCATTACAATGGATGAGGCAAATATGACAATTACACTCGACGTTGATCCCAACAATCCATTCGGCACGGAAGTGGTTGGTAAACTGGAATTCAACCCCGACCTCCTCGCATGGTATATCAATAAGGACAAAAAGTTTACACGGGAGCAATTGATCACCATGCTCAAATTCAACCGCCGTTTCTTTGCCGACCCTGGCCAACATCGCATCATGCTCGACGCCTACCAAAGGCTGAACCTTACGGGTCAGACAAATCTAAAAAACGAAACCGACGGTCGAGGTAACAAGGACCTGGCTTTCAAAAAGACAATTGACAGCAGCACGATCCCCACTGATTTCACCCTGGAGATGCCGGTTTTCAAAGGTCAGCCTGCCAAGAAGTTTCGAGTGGAAATCTGCCTCGATGCAACGGATGCATCCGTAATGTTCTGGTTTGAATCGGTGGAACTTATTGAGGTCATCGAGGTTGATAGAAAGAAAATATTCAATGACCAGGTAGCCGGCTACACAGAGTTCGCCATTATTTGGAAATAACATCCTTTCCGGTCTTTACAACCGGGGAATACCCCATACAATACCCCAAGCAGATGATCCCCTACGAGCAATTTTTAAAGAACAAGGTCAGGCTCGCTCAAAATGAAGGACACGATCTGGAACTGGACCAGGTGAACCCGGCATTGAAGCCTCACAATAAGCTCATGGTAAAATGGCTGGTCAATGGTGGTCGCCGCGCCTGCTTTGCTTCTTTCGGCCTACATAAGACAGTTACACAGCTGGAGGCGGTTCGCTGCACATTGCTTCATACCGGTGGCAGGGGTCTGATTGTCTGCCCACTGGGTGTCCGGCAGGAATTCTCGAGAGATGCCGTGAACATTCTGAAGTGGGAGCATCCGCCGAAATTCATCAGACGCATTGAGGAGGCGGACGAAACGGGGATATATCTGACGAACTACGAGACCATTCGGGATGGTAAACTGGATCCACGTCTTTTCCAGGTTGCATCCCTTGATGAAGCCTCTATCCTCAGAGGCCTGGGAGGCTCTAAAACCTTTCGTGAATTCATGCGCCTGTTCACGGGTGATGCCGGCCCGAACGGCGATCGCAGGGGGACGCAGACGGTTCCTTATCGCTTTGTAGCTACCGCCACACCATCGCCCAATGATTATATCGAGCTCTTGGCTTATGCGGACTTTCTTGGAATCATGGACGTGTCTCAGGCAAAGACACGGTTCTTCAAAAGAGATTCCACACAAGCGGACAAGCTCACCCTTCATAAACATAAGGAGCAGGAGTTCTGGTTGTGGGTCGCCAGCTGGGCGCTCTTCGTTACCAAACCCTCGGATATCACCGGCAACCTGGAAGACGACCGGGGATATGACCTGCCCCCACTGGATATCCGCTGGCACGAATTGCCTTCCGATCATAGCAATGCTGGCGTGGAGAAATCTGGCCAGGGCCGCATGTTCAAGACGGTTGCGATCGGACTCCAAGGCGCCGCAAGGGAAAAGCGAGATAGCCTACAGGCTCGTGTCGGCAAGATGTTGGAAATACGTCAAGAGGATCCTGCAGCACATCGAATTATTTGGCACGACCTGGAGGACGAACGCCGGGCCATTGAAAAGTATCTTCCAGGTTGCGCCACTGTCTATGGCAGCCAGGACCTGGAAAAGCGAGAAGAGATCATTTTAGGCTTTTCCAATGGGGATATAGCGGAGATCGGCGGCAAGCCATGTATGATCGGCTCCGGTACCAACCTTCAAAAATATTGCTCCTGGTCTATATATCTTGGTATAGGCTTCAAGTTCAACGACTTCATACAGAGCGTCCATCGCCTGCTGAGATTCTTACAAACCAACCAAGTACGTATCGATCTAATTTACACCGAGGCGGAGCGGGAAGTCCGCAAGCAACTGGAAAAGAAATGGCTTCAACACAATCAACTCGTATTTAAGATGACGGAAATAATTAAAGAGTTCGGTCTCAGCCAGGCGGCGATGGCTCAGTTATTGACCAGAGGAATGGGTGTTAAAAGAAGGGTAATTGAAGGGAAAAATCACCGCCTGATCAATAATGATGCGGTATTAGAAGCCGAACGTCTGGACGATAATTCAATCGGACTGATCTTGACATCAATCCCATTCAGTACGCAGTACGAGTATTCCCCCAACTACGCTGATTTCGGCCACTCTGAAAACAACCAGGAATTTTTCGAGCAGATGGACTACCTGACGCCGAATTTATTTAAGAAGCTGATGCCGGGGCGCATAGCTGCAATACATGTAAAGGACAGGATCATCCCCGGCGGAATGACAGGCCTGGGCTTTCAGACGGTTTATCCTTTTCACTTACATTGTATCAATCATTACACCAAGCACGGGTTTGGCTATATGGGAATGAAGACGATAGTTACCGACGTGGTGCGGGAAAACAATCAGACCTACAGGCTGGGCTGGACAGAGCAATGTAAAGACGGCTCTAAAATGGGCGTCGGCATGCCAGAGTATTTGCTCCTATTCCGAAAACCTCCAACCGATAGCAGCGACGGGTACGCCGATATCCCGGTCCTGAAATCAAAAAAGGAATATACCCGCGCCCGCTGGCAGGTGGATGCCCACGGTTTTGCCCGTAGCAATGGCAACCGGGGGATCACACCTGCAGAGATGGTCGGTCTCGAACACAAACAGATCTTCCGCATCTTCCGAGACTACAGTTTGAATAATCTCTATGACTTTGAATATCATGTAAAGGTGGGCGAAGAGCTTGAGGCTGTTGGAAAGCTACCACCTGGGTTCATGCTGTTGCAGCCCCAGTCTTGGACAGAGGACGTATGGACTGATATCACCCGCATGCTGACGCTGAACGGCAGCCAGTGGAGTAAAGGGAAGGAGATGCACCTATGTCCCATGCAATTCGATATTGCGGACCGGGTTATTGGGCAAATGAGCAATGAAGGCGATGTCGTGCTGGACCCTTTCGGCGGCCTGATGACGGTCCCTTACCGGGCAATTCTTAAAAAGAGGTTCGGCATTGGCTTCGAGTTAAGTCCCGGCTACTTCACGGATGGCGCCGCTTACTGCAGGGCTGCTGAGGAACAAATGAGCATGCCGACATTATTTGACCTTTTAGAAGATGATGCCGCATGACACGCCGATCCTCCATATCGATTGGCTACGCTGACCTTATAAAATGGATCGGCAAGCAGCAGGTATTTGCAGCGCAACGTACGGCTGGTGCCCGTGAGAGAGGGGTTAATAACCTTGAGGCCCTGACCCATGATGAGGAATGCGCGAAGATATTAATGAAGATGTTAAAGAAGTGCGAGCCGGGGAAGCAGGCAGATTTGTTTGAACTTTTTAATCAAGTAATTAAATGAAAGACCCACTTTTTATAGTCATTGATCTTTTTTGCGGTTTTGGCGGCACGACACTCGGCTTTGAATTGGCTGAGCTAGAGAGTTTGAAAATAGCCGAAGTATTCGCATGCGTCAACCATGATCCTAAGGCCATAAAATCCCATTGGCTCAACAATAAGAAGGTTAAGCATTTTAACGAGGATATTCGAACGCTGGATTTGACCGAGCTGATCGCATTGACCGTCAAGTATCGGGCACTGTACCCGAATGCAAAGCTTATTTTATGGGCCTCCCTTGAATGTACAAACTTTTCCAAAGCTAAAGGCGGCTTACCCCGCAATGCCGATTCGCGCACCCTCGCTGATCACTTGAAAAGGTATATGGCCGCACTAAATCCAGATTATACGAAGGTTGAAAATGTTGTGGAGTTCATGAGTTGGGGGCCTCTGGATGATAAGGGGCGCCCAGTCAGCAAGAAAAGCGGGAGCGATTGGCTCAGGTGGAGGAATGAATTAAAGGCCATGGGTTACGTGGACGAATGGAGGGAATTGAACAGCGCGAACTTCGGCGCATACACCAGCCGTAATAGGCTATTCGGAGTCTTTGCTAGGCCAGAACTTCCAATAGTATGGCCGTCGCCCACACATGCCAAGGTACCGTCTAAAATGTCCATGTACGGTGATATGAAAAAGTGGATGCCGGTAAAGGATGTGCTGAACTTTGAGGATGAAGGAGAAAGTATTTTCACCCGAAAGAAGCCGCTTTCTGACAATACATTGGAAAGAATTTACGCCGGTCTGGTGAAATATATAGCCAAGGGGGATACAGCCTTTATCAGTAAATATTTTTCCGGCAAGCCGGCCGACAAGAATATTTCTGTGACGGGTCCAGCGGGAACTGTCAAGACGAGAGACGGGCAAGCGCTGGTACAGGCCGCTTTTCTTACTAAGAATTATTCCGGAAAACCTGAAGGGAAGAATATACCGGTGGACGGCCCGGCCGGGACAATAACAACGTTCGGAGGTAGTCATGCCCTGGTGCAAGGGAAATTCTTGGTGAAATACAACAGTAAGGGTAAGGACGGCGGCTATAACCCGCCATCGATAGAAGATCCCAGCCCGGTAGTATCGACCCAGAATCGGCTTTATTTGGCTCAGACCGAATTCATCGTCCAGCGGAATAGCGGGAACCCCGATGCAAAACTGGTGGACGTAGAAGGTCCTGCCAGGACATTGACAAGCACTGGCGGCAATCAAGAACTTGTACAGCCTCAGTTTTTGACCCATTATTATTCTGGGGGCGGTCAGACGTCTTCCATTGAAGATCCATGCCCAACAGTTACGGCTATGGACGGGAAAGCCTTGGTACAACCAGAGCCTTTCATTATGCCTACCGCATACCGGAACCAGCCGAAGTCTGTGGACGAGCCTGCACCAACCCTCACCGCCAGCCGCCGACACCATTACCTGATCAACCCTTCGTGGGGCGGCAATCCTGGAAGCATCGAGGAGCCATGTTGTGTCATCGTAGCCCGCCAAGATAAGGCGCCGCTATACTTCGTCCAGGTAGAACAAGGGCCGGTCTCTATAGCCATCTATGACAATGACAGCCCTGTTGCAATCCGGATCAAGCAATTTATGGCAGCTTACGGGTTGGTTGACATAAAGATGCGAATGCTCCGGGTGCCTGAACTGCTGAAGATCCAAGGCTTTCCGGAAGATTATCAGATGGTCGGTAACCAGTCCGATCAAAAGAAGTTCATCGGTAATAGTGTTGTTCCGCATGTCGTCAAGGCCTGGGCTGAGGCGATGGGAAGAAGATTGCTTGAGTTGAATCAAAAGGTAGCATAGGGGGTAGTTAGAAAAAATCTATTTAAAAGGCCATAGAATGACGAAGGAGTATTTTTCACATGATTACGGTACCCGACATAAGAAGAAACTGGCAGCACTGGTCCATGAGCATAAGATGCGCGGATACGGGCTTTTCTGGGTGATCGTGGAGATGCTCCATGAGGATAGCACCAGGTGGATGGATCTCGATGATCTTACTTATATATCTATTCAGAGAGAATCTGGCGAGTCGGTAAATTATATAAAATCATTTATTGATCAATGCATCTGCAGGTATAAAGTTTTTCACCAGGAGGATGGTCGCTTCACTACGGAACGGGTCTTGCGGAATATTGATATGAGATTGGAAATTAAGGAGAAACGTGCGCAGGCTGGTAGGATATCCGGAGAGGTAAGACGAGCCAAAGTTTCACCAGATGAGCAAGTGTTGAACAAAAACGAACAAGTGTTCGACAATGCTGAACAAAACGGAACAAAGGAAAGGAAAGTAAATAAAAGTAAAGTAAATAATTACTTAAGACCTAAAGGTCTTACCGCCTCTTTCGAGGCGGACCCTGCCGAACTGAGAGCAAAAAAGGGAGAGTATAATTCTCTCATAGAATCCTTGGACGGTAGTGAAACTGTTGACAGTTGGAATGCAGTAAAAGGATTTATCACAGATAGGAAGCCTGAATTTGTTGAACCTTATATAGACCTATGGAACATGTTCGCTCTTACTCAGCGGCTTATTAAACAACCGATCCGGATTACAGATCATCGCCGAAAAAAGCTTGAGACCCGGGTACGGGAGCCCGGATTTGATTTCGTGGCTACCCTGGCAGCCATCAAGAAGAGTGATTTCCTGAGAGGGAAAAACGACCGGGGATGGACAGTAGATTTTGAATTTATCATTCACTCCGAAGAGAATTATACGAAAATTTTAGAGGAAAAGTACAAATGAGCGATAAGACGAACAATAGATTCTACCGCGAAAAGCCAAAACTGGACCTGTCCACGATGGTCTATGGCAAGATTCCGCCGCAGGCTATTGAACCGGAGAAGGTAGTTCTGGGCGCTATCATGATTGAGAAAGGGGCACTTGCTGAGATCCAGGATATATTGACTGATACAAAATTTTATGTGACCGGTCACCAGGTAATATTTAGGGCCATTTTGAACCTGGACGCTAAGAGTCAGCGAATCGATACGATAACGGTTGTTGAAGAATTGAAGGTCATGGGTAAGCTGGAAGAGGTGGGAGGGGCATATTACATAACCATGCTTACCAGGGACGTCGTATCATCTGCTAATATCGTAACTCACGCCATGATCATTGCCCAAAAATGGATGGCGCGGGAAGTGATCCGGGTAGGTGGAGAAATGGTTGGCGGTGGGTATGACGATGAAGTGGATCCTTTCGATCTACTGGACGAGGCGGAGAGGAGTATTGCTGGGATCATGGACAGTAATGACCGAGGCAAGATCGTGCCGGTAGATGCGGCCATGGCCAGGGGCCTTCAGCGGATAGCCATGCTGAGGCAGCAGGATAATGATATTACCGGCATCCCATCAGGTTTTGATGCCTTGGACAAGATTACACATGGCTGGCAGGATACGGACCTGATCATCCTTGCTGCCCGCCCTGCCGTAGGGAAGACCGCCTTTGCCCTTAACCTGGTCCGCAATGCGGTCATGCGCAAGACGCCTGCCGCATTCTTTTCCCTGGAAATGAGCGAGAGTCAGTTGGTCGAAAGGTTGATATCTGCTGAGAGCGGTATTTACCTGGACCAGATCAAAACCGGTAGGTTGGATGATGAGCAAATGAGAGCCATTCACGCTGCAGCTGGTAGAATTGCCCAAGCACCACTTTTTCTTGATGATACACCAGCCTTGAACATCTTCGAACTACGAGCCAAATGCCGCCGGCTTAGGAATAAGCACAAAATAGGTTTCATCATCGTGGACTACCTGCAGCTCATGGCCGGGGCCTCCAAGAAAGGAAATAGGGAGCAGGAGGTGAGTGAGATCAGTCGGGGTCTCAAAGGGCTGGCTAAGGAGCTAGGGGTTCCCATCATTGCCCTATCGCAACTTTCGCGGGGAGTAGAGGATCGGCAGGTAAAGACCCCGGAATTAAGGGACCTGCGTGAATCAGGTGCTATCGAGCAAGATGCCGACATGGTGATGTTTCTATACCGGCCCGAGTATTACGGCGAGATGGCAAATTCCGAAGGAGAATCCACCCGGGGGGAAACTCATGTGAAGATCGCCAAACACCGTAACGGATCTCTGGATACGGTGAAGCTGACTGCTAAATTGGAAACACAATTATTTGTGAACTTTCAAGGCGGAGCTTTTACACTGCCGCCTTCAAACTTCCGGCCGGTTAGGATGCCCTACAACGATGATAAAACTCCTTTTTAACCCATGAACAGAGAACTATTCATTTCAGACTATCACCGCCTTAGCCGCCTCGTAGGCTCTGAAGAATTGCCGGAAAGGCTGGCTGATTATGTTCAGCAAATGCCCTTTAATCCAGATCATTCCCTGGCGGAAAAAACTGTTAACAAAGACGTTGTGATCGGACTATGTTGCCAACACTTTAAAGTATCTCTAATCGACATGATCATACCAAGCCGCAAGGAAGGAATAAGGCTCATACGTCAGATGACTATATATCTTTTGGAGACTCGTACCAGGATGAACCAGCAAGCTATTGCTGACCTATTCCACCGTGACCGGTCAACTATAGCCAGCACAAAGAGACGCATCCAGGATCTGATGGACACCGACCTGGCGATAAGGGAAGAGATAGCCCTACTGAACGCTCAACTATGACCATGGACCTATATTATAAACTCCAAGTGATGAGAGACATGATAAAAGAGAATCCGGAGGTAACGATAGGGGAGTACCACCAAACCCTGGCAGAGATTGAATCCGTAGAGCATAAGACAGAAAGCGTGTATTTACAGACAACCGCCGGGATCATTGAGAAGCAACCGGGACAGGTTCCCGAAGACCCCAAGGAAAATATCTATAAAAAACTGGAAATAATTGTCAACCAAAAAGCATCATGAAGAACCAGGGCCATAGAGCAGGAGCCAGGCCCTTTTTCAAAAACATCAAAACAAATCATCATGAAAATTTACATCGCATCAAGTTGGAAGAATCAGCACGGAGTCGAAATGCTTACCGCTCTCCTGAGGGAGAAAGGACACGAGGTTATTTCATGGGTAGAAAACAATTATGGAGAAGATCATAACCATGTGACAAAGCAGTTTTCGTTCGAAGAATGGGTAATGAGCCAAGAATCCGAACAGTCGTTCGAATTCGATACCAAGGGCGCCACCGAAAGCGATTTGGTCATCTACTACGGGCCTGCCGGAAAAGACGCCTGCGCCGAATTAGGAGCTGCATGGGGCGCAAAGGTCCCTATTATTGGACTCATGGCTAAGGGTGAGGATATCGGTTTGATGCGGAAGATGGCTATGACCTGGTGCCACCGGTACAGCGAAGTCCTGCAGGTTGTTGAGGCAATGAGCAATTTAAAGCAAACAGCGTGACAAACTACAAATACCTCGGCGATCGTTTCACGGATCTGACCTACAAGGGACAGGAGTGCCAAGCAGTTCGCCGGCCGGATGGCAAATGCATCCGGGGTAAGAACGGGAATATGCTGGTTTCATTCAATGGCAAGCTGGTGGTAGTTATAGCAAGATTACTCAGAAAAATAAAAGCTTAATATGAGCGAGAACAGCAAAATAGAATGGACCGATCATACTTTCAATCCATGGTGGGGTTGCCATAAGGTTTCTGAGGGCTGCAAGAACTGCTACGCCGAGACACTGGACAATCGCTGGAAAGGCGGCCATTGGGGACCAGGATCTGACAGGAAGCCTATGAGCGATAAATATTGGCAAGAGCCGATCAAATGGAATGAAGCCGCCAGGAAGGCCGGCAGGCCAGCCAAGGTATTTTGCGCATCGATGGCTGATGTATTCGAAGGGCATCCTGACACAAGCGCCCACCTTGTGAGACTTTTTCGGCTCATCCTGGACACCCCCCATTTGACATGGCAGTTGCTCACAAAGCGCCCGGAAAACATCATGAAACTTATCCCAAGGGCCTGGCAGTTTGATTTCCCATCCAATGTATGGGTAGGCACGTCCATAGAAAACCAGAAGGTGGCCGATGAACGCATCGCTCATATTTTACAGGTGCCTGCAACTGTCCGTTTCCTTTCTTGTGAACCACTGTTGGGTCCGGTGGATCTTATGTATCCAAAAATTATTTGGCCAGATGGTCCTCAGGCATGCTGCAGCGGAAAGGATTGCGGATGTATGGGACTGCCTATCGATCCTCCACTTTTTCACGGCATCAGTTGGGTAATTGCTGGCGGAGAATCTGGCCCTCATGCTCGTCCAATGCATCCTGATTGGGCGAGATCGCTTCGGGATCAATGTCAATCCGCTGGCGTCGCCTTTCACTTCAAACAATGGGGAGAATGGTATACGAATAAAATCCTGATCAATACTGGCGAACCAACCTTCAAGATGTACCGTAATTACGATCATTTCGCCGCAAAGGACTGGGTAGAGAAGGGCGACGCCTGTATCAGTGTTGACGGTACCAGGTGCAAAATAGGTTCTGACTTCATGAAGTGCGAGTACCCAGTTGCCATCATGAATAAAGTTGGCAAGAAAGCGGCCGGTCGCCTCCTGGACGGAAGAACACACGATGATTTCCCCAACATTAAAACCCCTCAATAATGGCAAAGAAAGGAGTACAAGGTAAATACGGTCTTGAACTCAACATCGTTGGAGATGGCCGAATCTTCTTAAACTTCTGGGATTCCATTCACGGGAATGATGTTGTTGCCCGGGTTGTTGGCGACCGAATTTATATCGATGGTAAGAAGTCGTCTATAAAGGAATTCGTCGCGCTGGTCAAAAAATAAGTTTCGGAATATCAACCGGTAAAATCTAAATAATTATGGCACACCTATGTCCTGAATGCGGAATGAAATGCCACTGCGGTGGAGATATTGATGATCTATGTTTTGACGTGTCGGCAAAATATTGTTGCCATTGCGACAACGATGACTATGATCCTGATTTTGAAAAGGAACCTGAAATTGATTTCGACGAAGCAGCTGAAGACAATAGCTCTAATGATTCCAGGAATTTATAAACATTAAAAAAAGTACAATGGAAGTAGATATGCTCACGGAAGAAAAAGAAGCAGCGACCCTTAAATATAAGGAATACCTGCAAGCGTCCAAGACGTGTCGTGACAAAACTTATGACGACCTGAAAAAGGTGTACAACCAAATCAGGAAAGGAAAGTCGGTCATCGATATAACAGACGCTATCCGTCGCGGAGGTGTTCGGGAAAACTTTCATCCAAATCTGGCAATTGCAAGGGCTAATTCCAAAGAGGTGAGGTGTATCTATAGCCGGAATGGAGATGTTCAATATCGTTCCTCAGATAATGTATGGAGGTTCAGAAAATCGGATGTGGAGATTAAAGACTGTCTTAAGAAATGGAACGGTAGTCCCTGGGAACTGGATTTAAAAGCACCGACGCCAATTATCCCGCCGCGTCTCAGGCCGGTCAGCCTCACAGAAGATTATTATATCCTTTGGGAAGTTGACACATGGACCCCAATGCCTTCTCGCGACCCCTACCTGCTCAAGCGGATAACCAAGAACCTTTTTGTTGTGTGCGCGGCCTGGGATCTGACTGATATTGAAATGCGTGTAATGGCTGGTAGGATCAGCTCATAATATCGTCAAAAATGAAGTTCATAAAGCACATAGTTCCGGCAATGGATGAATCCATGTTCCAGCGCTGTCTAATCTGCGGGGCAATCGTAAATGACCGAAGAGGGATGGCATGCGCTATTGGATCAGAACTATCCATCGGATTTCCGGCCGGCGAAGTTTATGTTACGGCGTCTGGCAATCCGAAAATCACCACCGTCCAGGAACCATCTGAATTTAACATCGAAAATTGTAAACCATGATCTCCTGCATCACACCTGAAGATAGAGAAACCTGGGACAGGAAAATGAAGGAGCATTCCCGAAGACTGAAGAGGCAGGGAAATGTCTCTGACGCAAAGAAGACAGTCCTTTTGCTCATTATGATGATCTCTATTATCTGGCTGGTCTGTGTTACAATCAAAGCCTGCAGCAAGCCCTACACGCCCCCACGGATTCCGGACCAGGTAGTGGAAGATACGGTGAAGATAAGCCGTAGGAAGATGCCCGTATACGATAGCACCGGCATTACAGGTTGGGGATTCCAATGGGGTCATCGAGTAGATCGCAAGACAACCTATGCAATAACTTTTGATTTCGGGACTGTGGCTTGGGCAGTCGGTCTAAAAGGGAAATGGCATGTTGTCGATACCTGTAGGTGGGATGCTTTCAATGACCTGGTGAAAAGCTATAAGGCTAAGCGGCCAAAAGCGAGGGTAAAATTATGAAACAAACACTAATAGCCTTATTACTGCTGGTTGCTATAGCCAGCAGGGGGCAACAAACGATCTTATTTCCATCGATGGAGCATCACCCCTGCGGAACGTGGGAAAGACAGCCCGAGGACACAACGGCATGGCTCACCGTCGACACTCTCGGCAAAAAGGAGAATTTTTCACCTGAACGGCATTGGATATATGATACTTGGAATGAAAGGCCTTTTTCGGGGTGGACTGATGCAGTGTATCGCCCGTGCGGCTGGGGAGATCCCTACATTATGCAGCAGTACCGCGTCTGCTCTATTACCGGCATCAGGCAGATAAGGGAGCGGTTCACGGCATATAAATACATTGAGGCGCCTATTACGGAGTATGAACGCGTGAGGGATTCTCTAAATGCAACCGTTAGCCATCTTATCCATTTTTCGGACACTATTGTTGTTGGTCACCTTGGCCGGTCTGTAAATGCGGGCGATTCCATAATATACTGGGGAGGAAGTATAGTTAAGCCTGCCCAAAAGAAGAAAGCTAAATGAAGGGCTGGACTTTAAAGCATGCGCAGGACCTGCTGAAAACCGGCAAGATCCGGGGGCTGAAGATGTTGGAAAAGTCCAACGAATCGGAGCCCGGCGGCCGGAAGGTAGGTAAGCACTTCAAAAAGGCTCATCCTGCTAAGGACTGGATGGGAGAGCAGCTGCTAAGCTGGTGTCAGGAAAGAGGAATGGTGTTGCATGAGGAATACAATTTCAACCCCCTGCGCCGCTGGCGGGCGGACTGGTGTATTCCCGACATGAAGATCCTGATTGAATATGAGGGACTGAGCGCGAAGAAAACAGGGCATACTACCAGCGAAGGATATACGGGCAATACAGAGAAGTACAACAGCGCTCAGTCCTTAGGATGGAAGGTACTCCGATTCACCTATAGGAATTATACAGAGTTGATCATCGAACTAAATAAGCATATATGAGAACCCTGAACTCTTAAACCCATGACTATTACCGTTAACGATATACAGCGAACATTCAATGCGCCAAGAATCTCCTTTTCTCAAGTGGCACTGATGGGGCTTTATCAAATCCCGGTTCATGACCGTATTAATCCAGAGGTCACATATTCGTACAAGGACGGAGATGTAAAATGTGCCGGAGTAATGGCTCCCCGGAATTCTTTGGAAGTAAGGCCCGGAATGTCCTTCACTGTGACGAACGGTAAAAAGGTGGTCTCTGCTCCTGGACCGATAAAAGCCGCTGATCTGAAGGACTTTATTGTTCCCGAAGCTCCCCGGATCAGGGTAAAGCCGGAGGCAATAGAACGCCGGAAAGCGGAATTCGCCGGGAAGGGCCTGGATTGGCCGCCCCGGATGACGGAAGACCAAATGGCAGCGGAGACTGAAAGGGTCCGCCAGCTGATGGCGCCGCACGAGGCGAGATATCAGGCAGCACAGGCAATGAAAAACAATGGAGAAATGGACGCCCGGCTCAAAGATGCGTACATCATCATTAACCTGCTCTACCAAGAGTCGGTAGCCGCCGGCAGGATGACGCCAGCAAGGCGCATGGCCGGAACCCTGCTGTATTCCGCAGGATATCAGGAAATAGTAAAAAAACTTGAATCAAGCCAATAGGTAGGCAAGAAATAAAATTGTTCCACGAATCCCAATAATGTTCCACATGCGGATCAGGATGCCAAGAGGGAAAAGAAAAACGACCTGCAAATGCGGCAAACCCGCAAGAGCCGGCCAGCGCGATTGCCTTGATTGTCACGCTGAATCGATGCGGAAAAATAGACATACTAAATCCATTAATAATGAACGCAACAATCCAATTCCGGGAAGCATTTGCCCGCAAGATCATCAAACTTCGCAATGAGAAGGATGTCACGCAAGAAGAGTTTGCCAAGGCAATAGGGATCACTCGTAGCCGATACGCAGCCTATGAAGAGAGGAGGGCTGAGCCCGGGCTTCCAGTCCTGAAGAAAATGGCAGAATTTTACGGCAAAACCCTGGACGATCTGGTGAATGTCGGCTAACTTCGAGGCCTTATGGCCTATGTAGTCACCCTTCATTTCGACGAAGAATCTTTTGAGGACCAGGTAAAGGACATGACCTATGACCAGCTGCAGGCGGCCATGAAAGCTGCTGCTGCCGATGGAGATTATGACAAGGTATTGGTAATCAGTATTGAGATAAAAAGGAGGAAAGATGGAAAATAACATTATTCCATATCAGCAGAACCAGCACGCGAATGCTGAATTGCTGGACGAAGGCGAACCGATCACGCCCGGCTACCTTCACGAAAAGGGTTTCATTCCTTGGACAGAAAGTGAGCATCTGTACGATTTCGACTATCCTTTCAGGCCTGATCTCGGAGAACTTCTTTTTATACAAAAAGAGTGTGCCCGGCAGATGTTCGCGGTTATCCTGCGCCCCGAAATCTATGAAGATCGGCAGTGTCACTACGGCTTCGATGTGATAGTTCGACATAATATCGGCTGCGGGTTTGTGCGAATCCCCAACCAATTCAGTTACATGCCCATCAAATATTTTGAAATGCTTTACGAGGCAATAAGGAGGGAAAGGTTATGATAAACGCCAAGGAGCTATGCTGCGGCAACCTGATACAATTTGCAGAAAAGATGCAACCACACGGTGCCTACGGTGACCCTGGGCCATATATGACGGTATACGGCACGGTCGAGGAAGTGAAGGTGTATTACGGAATCCTTCCGAACGAGCCGCCATTGGAAGAGATAAGGCTTTATACCTTTATGGGGCCATTCAAGCCGGAAAGGCTAAGTGGCATCCCTCTCACGCCCGAGCTTCAAAATTTGTTTTTCGCCCTGTCCGGAGAGGAACTGGAGGTAAAGCTATAATCATGGGACGCAGACGCAAAGATTGCGATCCGGCGGAAGAATATAGGATAAAAAAAGCGGCAGTCGTTGCCAAAATAGAAAAATACAACGAGCTAGAGAGGCTCAATAAGCTTAACAATTTAAGTTTGGAACCGCCTGCAAAAATAAAGGTTAGGCGCAGTTTTGATAAATCACTTCCGCCTAAATACAAAAGCTATCTGATGCGCGCTCAAGATAAAGAAATGGTTTTCGACCTTACAATCGAGCAGTTTTATAGCATTCTTGAGCTTGACTGTGTGTATTGTGGAGACAAGGCGGAGACCATAGACAGGAAAGATTCATTGGACGGATATACCATTGCAAATTGCGTCCCCGCCTGTAAGAAGTGCAACATGATGAAATACACCTACCCGGTCAATGAGTTTTTGAAGCATATTCAAAAAATAAAAAGTTACCAACTAATTGTAAATCAATAACAAAATTACTTCGTCTATACATGAATACTGCAAAATTTGACGCGGCTGAAATGGAGCAATTGTTTGCCCTTTTAGAAAGGCATCCAAAAAGTATCTATATTCAAAAATTAAGCTCTTCTACTTATGTTGAGGACTGTAACGACTTGAAGGGTAGAGATTTACCATCTCATTTTGGACTCTCTAATGGAGATCAAAATAAATGGAGGGTCAAGTTAGCAAGGATTTCGAATTGGCAGTATTGTAGCATACTGAAAGAGGTTTTTGACATTCTGGCCACAGGGGTTGTAGACGGGTTATGACATATAGGAATTATTCCCTATTTTGTTGCCATGAACCGTATTATCCTCCTTCTTTTGCTTGTCGCCCCAGCCAGCCTTTTGGCTCAGTCCCCGATGTTTGGCCTATATGGCTCCTACCACTTGCAGACCGTTGGCACAGACGGGAAGCTCCAGCGGGTGAACAAGCCCCTCACCATCATCTACAACCGGGAATATTGCTGGTTCTTCACACCCAATGGGGATAAAGTAGCTTTCCGCACCAGGTCCTATACGAGGGATGTCAACTCCTCCACCAAAAGCATTCACGAAAGTTTTGTCAACCAGGATAGCCGAACCGCAGGGGACGCCTTTTATCACATCATCATAGACCAGACGGACAAAGGATGGACGTTCCAGGTATCGACGCCAACGGGCACCCTGGTCGTGCAAGACGCCCAGAGATTCAACGATAACGGCAAGGTGCCCGGAATGAAGATCGACTGGACGGCCGTAAAAGCCGGGGAAAGAAAAGCGGATAGTCTGCAGGCTGTCGCTCTGCACCGTGACTCGCTGGCCAGGAGTTCCGTCATGACAGAAAAAGCTCACGACGTCAAATATCATGATAGTCTCATCACGGTTGCCCGGCAGCTCAATATTTTCTTCCGGGATGATCCTCCTAACTCCTGGTTGCGTTCCATGATAAATTCTAAAAAGGTAAATTCCCAAAAATGACTGAACCGTCAAAGATCGCCTGTCCTAAATGCGGATCAGACCAGCTATATGCGGGGAAAAAAGGGTTCAGCGGAAAGAAAGCAGTTGCAGGTGCGATCCTTACGGGCGGAATAGGGTTGCTGGCCGGAACCATCGGAAGTAACAAGATTTTGATCAACTGCCTTAATTGCGGCCATCAGTGGAAGCCGGGGCAAGCCGGGCGACCAGCAAAGGGAAAATTCATTCCGACAGATAAAAGCAAAAGACTCAACAAGATCATCCTGATTACACTCGCCATTATCATGGCTTTCATCATCCTCATTTGTTGCCTGTAGCTGAATTGCTAAATAAATAAGCAAGTTTACGAAATCCGTAAATCAGATGGTATTTTTATGCCAAATATGTAACAATTTGGAAGGACCCCGTAAAATATCGAAGGCAAAGGGTGTGGAAATTTGCGGAAACCTTATGTTCTCAGGTGCGAAACGTAAGGAGATTGTGCAAGAATGTACCGAAAAGTACGGGGTTTCTGTTTCCGCTGTTGAGAAATGGATGGTAGCGGCTCGTCCGATTGTAGAGGAGCGGCAAAGAGAGGCGGAGCGTATACAGGCGAGGGAGATGGAAGCTGAAATTGCGGCCTCTGCCAAACGGCTTAATTTGACCCGTGAACGCGTTCTTGAAGAATACGCAAAGATTGCTTTTTTCGATATTCGGACCATTTTTACGGTAGATGGCGGATTGAAGCCCGTTCAGGAACTGAGCGACGAAGCCGCCGGCGCCATAGCCGGAATAGAAAGTTTTGAAGAAAAAACCACCATCAAAGATGATGGCAAAGAATTGGACAGCGTCACGCAAGGTACCAACCGAAAGATAAAAATCACCGAAAAGACAAAAGCCCTTGACAGTATTTGCAGGGTACTCGGCTATAATGCTCCAGAAAAGCAGGAGGTAGATCATACAACCAATGGACAAACAATCCATACCACCTTCGTCATCAAGCGCCGAAGTGATATTGATAGAGCGGGAGATTGAAATGTCTGACCCCCAGGTCGACGTGATAGAAAGTCGGCAGCAGGTAAATCTCTTTCTTGCTGGACAGGGGTCCGGTAAAACGCATTGTGCGGGCATAGTGTCCGGCAAGTTGATTACCGAATTTCCAAAGGCCCACGGATTCATCGGCGCTAACACTTACACGCAGTTATCGGATTCTACCTTATACCGGATAAGAAACGTCTGGAAAGATATTTTCGGATGGACCGAATACAGCAAAGCCAACAAAAAAGGCAACTACGTCGTAGATGTGCAGCCGCCCGCACATTTTAGTACAGAGGGGCATGAATACGATAGTTACCATGGAAAGATTTGCTTTTTAACTGGGACCGTTGTTTACAAAGGAAGCCTTGACAACTACAAGGCGCACGATGGAAAGGAATTCGCGTGGGCCATTCTGGATGAAACAAAGGATACGAAAGAGGAGGCGGTGAAGGAAGTGATCACCGGGCGGTTGCGGGAGCCAGGCATGTGGGTGAATGCGACTGGAGAATTGACGCAAGATCCTGCTGGCGTTCCTTTTAATCCGCTTTACATATTCACCAGTCCAGCAAAGGTGCCCTGGATAAATGAGTGGTTTAAACTCGACGACTATCAGGATGAAATAACCCAACTCATATATTCCAAGAAAACCTATTTCCTAAAAAAGATCGATAATAAACTGGCGGTGATCAGCTCATCTTACCACAATGAGCTCAACTTGCCGAAAAACTTCATAGAGAATCAAAAGCTCAACCTGCACACGGCATTGCAGGATATGCTCATATACGGAAATCCATTCAGCCAGTCAGGCGGGGAGTTTTACAAATGCTTCAACCGCACCCGGCATGTAACAGATATTACACTGATCCCTGGATTTAACAGCAATGGCAGGGCATATAATAAGAATCTTGCACTCCATGTGACGTTCGATTTCAACGTATCGCCTTACATGACCTGCTGTATATGGCAGATAGTTGGCAAAAAAGCCTACCAGATCGATGAAATATGCCTGGAGAATCCCCGCAACACTACGCCCGATGTATGTAAGGAGCTGGTAAGGCGTTACCAAGGCCATACCGCCGGCATGTTTATCTATGGTGATCCTGCCGGAAAGCACGAAGATACCCGGCAGGAAAAGGGATCCAACGACTTTACGCTGATCCTGCGGTCGTTATCGGTCTTCAAGCCTTCGCTTAGAATAACTTCCGCAGCGCCGCCTGTTGTTATGCGCGGCAATTTTATCAACACGATATTTGAAAAGGGCTATGCTGATATTGAAATCATCATTCACGACAAATGCATAAAATCAATTGCGGACTACAATTATCTGAAAGAGGCCAGCGATGGGACGAAATTAAAAGAGAAGGTTAAGAATCCAGATACCGGAGTTACATATGAGAAGTATGGTCACACATCGGATGCCGGAGATTACTTTCTTTGCATGGCCTTCGCCAATGAATTTGTGCAATATCAGGTAGGAGGAGTGAGTGGTAAAACCGCCTACGGAAAAAATGCACCGACCAAACACGCGTATTGATTGCGCACTAATTTAGCATTATCCTAATTATTTTGGTGTAAGAATTATCTTCGGTTGCAAATTATCTCCGGGATGGCCTATTTAATTCTCAACGACTTTAAAAAGCTGATCCAGCAGGAGAATCTATCACAAATCATCGGCAGCGACTACTCAATCCTCGATAGTCTTGCCCTTTCGGCCGTTCAGACCGCCACATCCTATCTCACTCAGAAGTATATCACCGCCCAAGAATTTCAGGATACTCAGAAATGGGATGCAACGGTTGTGTACAAGGCAGCGAACCGTGTATATCTGGATGCACCAGCATATAACGCAGCGGGGACTTATATTCTTGGAGCTCTGACACTGCAGGCTGGCAATGTATACAAATGCACTACGGCCATCACAGTGGCAGAGGCATTCAATCCGGCGCACTGGGGGTTGCTCGGTGTGCAGTATGCATTGTTCTATGCAAAGTACCCGAACCCTCTTTTCGTCCTGACCAACAATTACAATATCGGGGACCTTGTTTTCTGGGGGACTAGCTCCTGGCGCTGCCTGCGGGCAACCGACCACGGATCTCATGAAGGCGCTCTGCAGGCGGTGTATTCCCAGCAAATACCTTTCAACAACAACTTCCCTGATGCGATCGGGCAAACGCAATGGACTGCCATAGCACCTATCCCCTATACCGTTCCCGTAGCGACTGATGTCCTGAACACGACATATTGGACGCCAGGGGATAACCGAAACCAAGAACTGCTCAACTACACGATCGACATTGCATTGTATCGCGTTCATAAGAGGATAGCGCCGCGAAATATACCCGACCTGCGGGTGAAGGCCTACGACGATGCGATCAAATGGCTGAAGGATGCCGGCGCTGTCAACAATAGCGGGATCACAGCTGATCTGCCGCGCATTCAACCAAAGAGCGGGGCCAGGATCCGCTGGGGCGGAGATGTCCGCAAGCAAAATAACTATTAACCATGGGTCTTAACGACTATATACAAAGGGCTAAAAATTATCTTGTTCCTACCATGGGCGGACCTAGAAAGCCGCCCAGTAGCAATACGCCGCCCACCGTAGATGTGCCAGCTGAGCCGCCAGGCGATCCCACCAAGAACTTGCGAAAGTACGTCTCTCCTGTCCAACTGGCCCGCATCGTCACTGATGTGAATACTCTGAATCAGGCCATCAATGAGATGGAGAACGCCTGGTACCCCCAGCGCGTAAGGATTCAGCAGCAGTTTCTCACCACTATTCGCAACGGACACGTATCAGCCTGTATGGATCGGAGGATCAACCTTACGAAGCTGAAGGATTTCCGCCTGATAGATGAATCCGGGAATGAGGATGAGGATGCAACGAAGACCCTAAAATCTGCATGGTTCAGGAACCTCATGCATTTTGCCCTGGAGGCGAAGGCTTATGGCTATTCGCTCATTACTTTGGGCAACTTGATTGACGACGCTTTTCCAAATCTTTCCATCATACGCCGGTTCAATATCTCTCCGGACCGGCTAAATGTCACACAGTTTGTTTATAGCATATCAGGCGCCAAGTTCATGGAGCCACCGTATGTTGATTGGCATATTTGGGTACCGACGCCTACGGATGTGGGTGTAAGCTTGTGCGGATATGGGTATCTATATAAGGTCGCGCTATATGAAATCTTTTGCCGCAATACCCTTAGTCAGAATAGCACGGCGGCAGAGCTCTACGGTATGCCTATAAGGGTGGGTAGCACGTCCAAATCGGAAGAAAGTGAAAGGGCCGAATATGAAAATGCCCTCGCAAATATGGGCGCAGCCGGCTACATCCTAAAGGACCTGACCGATGAGCTGGAGTTAGTTGAAAGCAAAGGGGTAGGAACTGGCTATAAGATATATGAGTCCCTTGAAACCCGCTGTGAAAAGAAGATCAGCAAGATCATTCTGGGCCATGCCGATGCACTGGATAGCACGCCCGGGAAGTTGGGATCCGGCCAGGATGGGGAGGATAGTTCTCCTGTAGGGGCAGCCCTCCGCGATACAGCTACAAACGACATGACTGATTTCGTGTTTCTCATGAACGATGTTGTCCTGCCAAAGCTGATCAACCTTGGTTTTTCATCCTTTGCCGGCCGGACGTTCGAGTTTGGGAACAATGACGAACTGGCCGAACAGCGGCAGAAAGAAGATACCGCCAACCTGGCCACGGCTGAAATATTTCAGGCAATCAAAAATGCGGGCGGTGATCCGAATTGGAAATATTTCACCGAACGTACCGGAATCCCGGTAGAAGCAACACCTCCTCCTGCACCGCCGGTTATTCACCAGGTGCCAGGAATGGGTAAGCCTGAGCCAAAACCCGGAGAAAAGCCGTTGGACGATAAGGTAAAGAATAAACTGGCAAAGTTGTATGGCAGGTGATAATACGATATCACAGGTCCTCAACAAGGACCCTAAGACCAGCCGACTGCCTGCCAAGAAGCTGAACGATTACATCGAAGGGATTTTTTCGGGCGACATCACCGAATACGATCTTCCTGAAGACGTGTACGAAGCGATTGTGAACTATCTGAAGGCAGGACTTTACAAAGGGTTCGGTATGACACTGGAAGAGGCGGAAGGGGTCGATTTGGAGCTGTTGACAGAATTACGGGAGAGTGTATATATGTTCGGAGCGGCCAAGACCTACCAGCAGACCAAGGAAATGACTGCTCTGCTCTTTGATGAAGACGGTAAGTTACGGACCGCCGAAGAATTTAACCTGGTCGCCCGCGAGACATATGACAACTGGACCGACAATTGGGGATTGACCGAATACAATACCGCAGTAGGCCAGGGGAGCGCCGCGGCAAAGTGGAATGAGATTGAAAAGCAGAAAGAGGTATTGCCTTATCTACGATACAGTGCGATAATGGATGCCAATACGAGCGAGATCTGCGCCCCCTTAGACGGGATCATTGCTCCGGTAGATGATCCAATATGGAACAGCGTAGCGCCTCTGAATCACTTCAATTGTAGATGTGTGCTCTTGCAGGAGGATAAAGAGGCTGAGCCGACAGCGAAAGGAGAAAAGGACGATGCAGTGGAAGCGGTTGAAAAGGAAATGTCGGAAACGTTCAAAGGGAACCCCGGGAAGGACGGAATGGTGTTTACGAAGGATCATCCCTATTTCGATGTGGCAAAGGCTGATCGGGATTATGCAAAAAGGAATTTCGATTTACCAATACCTGACGAGGACTAAAAATGGAAGATAAGTTCAAATTTGGCATTTTGAAAGAGAACATCGCGAAGATGAAAACACAACTTCCGGTGATTCTGGGTAACCATGCCCAAAATTTCTTTACCGCGTCCTGGGAAAGGCAGGGATGGGACGGTAAGCCGTGGAAAGACGTTAAGCGGCATGATGAGAGCACCAGCGAATATAAGTACCCGATCAAGTTGCGAGCCCGAAAGCTGAGTTCTCCCATACTGGTGGGGGTATATACAGGGCGGTCCGGGGGCGCATTGCGTCGGGCGGTATCCAGGTCTTTACGATCAACCACTTTCCAATCCGTTCGTTTGGTAGTGGATCTGCCTTACGCAGCGGCTCAAAATGAAGGCGATGCGGAAAAGAACTTACCAGCACGGCCTTTTATGAAACAGTCACGACAGCTGACTAAAGAACAACGAGAGAAAATCAAATTATTCATGGACGGGTTATGGCAGGAATAAAAGCTCCCATACAGGACATACTCGCCAAACTGGCAAATTTACAGGTGGTAAACCGGGACCAGCAGACCGTTGCCCTGTATGCCCGTGTCTGGAATAATCAGGTTCAATATGAAGATCAGGGTAAGCTGTACGACTTTCCAAAACCCGCTGGATTTCTTCAGGTCATCAGTCCTGCGACCTACCAGGTAATAGGACAATATTACCGGAACAGCGATATCTCCTTCCGTATCCACTTGGTCCATGAGTTCTACGATGCCGGCGACGGAACGTTTGAGCAGGACCTTGAAATATTCGACCTGCGGGATGCTGTGATCGCTCTATTGTCAGGTTATACCCCGACAGGATGCGGCCCCTTGAACTGCATGGTAGAGACGCAGGACGATGTGCATACGAACATCTACCATATGATGCTGGATTTTGTATGCAATTTTACTGATAGCAAAGGCAGCCCGCTGGATCCGGATCGAAATGTTTATACTCCAGCCGTGCCGCCGTTGACCCTGGAAGTTGATACGACCACAGGAAAAGGGGGTGGCCAAATGACGCAACAAACTTTTTTAATCAATAATCCATGACCGATCCATTGACAGAACTGGCAACGATCACCGGCATGGCAAAGCAAAGCCTTATGTTTTTTAGCCGTAATAATGCCGTATCCTATGATATGATGAAGGCTTGGTATATGACAAACGGCAGGCTACCTACGGTTGCAGAATGTTCACAATTAAAAGCTAAAGTAAATGGCTAGATCTGTAGACGAGATCAACGATTATATAGTTACTGCCCTGGTGAGCAACTTTGCTGCAATTGGCATAACGATCAACCCGACTCTATGGAGCAAGCGCAACCTGATAAGAGCGCTATGCTACACGGTAGCCATTGCTCAAGCTCTCATGGAGCAGCTGCAGGATATTTTCATGTCGAATATCGAAGCGGTTGTTGCCACTGCGGCGGCAGCCTCTCCAAAATGGGTACAGGCTAAAATGTTCGAATTTCAGTATAGCGCGACGGATCCTCAGGTTATCGCCCTGATCAACACGGTACCGGTTTATCCGACCGTCGATCCGACCCTACAGATTATAACCGCTTGTTCTGTAACCTCTGATATTTCGAATGTAGTAGCAGTAAAGGTTGCCAAAGGAAATCCCTTCGTTGCCTTATCCTCTTCGGAAAAAGCAAGCGCCCAAGGATACATTAACACAATAGGAGTAGCGGGTATCCAGTATGAGGTCATTTCCTTAAACCCGGATAACCTGTATATAGCCGCTGATATATATTACCAGGGGCAGTATGCATCCGTAATTCAGGCGAATGTTATTGCTGTGATCAATCAATTCTTGCAAGATCATTCGGTCAACAACTTTGATGGTAAGTTGAAGATGTCAGACCTGGAAGAAACCATCCGGGACATCGCCGGAGTCAATGACGTAGTACTGAAAAACGTTCGAGGCAGGGCAGATAGCGACGCCTTTGCCGCAGGGATAGATCTCATCCTTGGAACAGCAGTTATTCAAAGGCAATGGTCAACGATCGCCGGATATATTATTTCTGAGACAACGGCAGGTAAGACCTTGGCGGATTCGTTAAACTTTATAGTAGAATAATATGACAGCGCACCTTGTAACTATGACAGATAAGTCGGATGGCGGTAAGGATTTCAGGACCATACAGCCGACCCCTGCACAGGCGGAGCAGATCGCCAAGCTAAGGGTTGAATTCGAAAAAAGCTTCGGCGTCGATCAGGTGAGCCGCACGCCAGAACAATGGAGCAATTTGGTCCGTGTCTATGGTATGGAACAGGTGTGTAAAATTGAAAAGATGAAAGAAAAACAAATAAAAAAGAAGATGCGTGGCTGATCTCTTTGATATAGATATGAACCAGCAGGCGGTTGATATCCTTCCTCCTGATAAGCGGGCACCGGGCATCCTATCGCTGCAGCGGGCGCTCCTATCTGCCTGTCAGTGGAGCCGAGACCTGATCCTGGGATCATACAAAAAGGGCTCGCCTGCGCCTCCCTATGCCGGAGGAACCTACAATAAGTACGACCAGGTTGTTTTCAATAAAGCAGTTTATTATTCCCTGGTAGCGAACAATTCAACCCTGCCGACCGATACTTTATCTTGGCTTAAAATACAGGAAAATTTTATCGGGGCCGACGAACGGGTAAGGTATAATGGCCAAAAGGTCGTACTGGAATACGCCTTGAACCACCGTTTTGGCGGCACATTCCGGCCGCCAGGATCTTCCAGCTTGTCGGATATCTATATCAACAATGTTGGACCTGTAGCGGTGGGCTTCCGAATAGGCAAGACGATTGGCAGCACTGTGGGACAGACGACATCAAGCGATTTCATCGGCCATCGATATCCATTCGTGCAAGTGAACAATTTCAATATCAACTTTTTAAACGGTCTCTATATTTTGACCAATGAGCAAGCGGTCCGAGATTTTGTAGACCCAATCATCCCGAGCTCATTGCGGTACATAATAACGCCTTACTAAAATGAAAATACTCGACATAACCCCGATCACTGATGCCAGCGAATTTCCAGTAAAGAAGGGAACGCTCCAATTTCTGCAGGATGCCTATAAGGAATCAGTTGCGGCTGCCCTGCAAGGCCTTGTTGGCCCTGGATATGACCCAACGGTTGTATATGTTCTATACGGTGTGACGAATTCGGGCACCTACCCAGTATACAACATCGCGGCCGGAGCAGTATTTTATGCAGGAGAAGTTTTTATGGTGGATGCTGCTGCATTCACGGCTACGGGGTCCAATGTGGGTGTTTTTCAGATCGTCACTACCCAATATACGGTAGATGCTGACCCTGTTACATTTACCGATACGACCGTCCGGAATGTGCATAACATCCGGAAAATTCAGATAGTCCAGGGGTTGACAGGATCCTCGCCACTACCTGATTACTCCCAGGCCTTCTTTATGAATTTTGTGATACCCCTGCAGTTGAATTTGACAGCTCCGTCATCCGATGCTTTTACCGGTAATCTGCTGCAACTGATCGGCGCATATCCAAACATAGAGCTTTTCGTGCCTCCGTCTTTAAACCCCAATCCGATCTTAGCAGCTGGCACTCTAAATGTTGGGGATGTTGGCGGCGGCGGAGCCGACTTTACAGTAACGATCCCCGGAGGTCCTTTATCTACAGCTGCATACTATGTTGCGGGAACATTTATCAGCAATGGCTCATCTGTCCGGGTTGACAGCGTGGTGCAGTTTAGCATACGTAACAGGACAACGACGACATTCCAGGTACATTTTGAGGAATTTAGTGCCGGGGTTCAGAATATTGCATGGGAATTCATTCTCTTTAAAAAATAATCTATGAGCCAAGTAACGTGCGAAGCAAAGATATTGGACCTGACAAATTATGAGAGGCAGGGTAATCTCGCCATTGACATGGTAGCCAACTGCATTATCCATTATAGGGCCCATGGCATCAATCCTAAGGCTGTATATCTGAACCCTTCTTACTATGGGCTGCTGCAAAAATGGGTTGAAGAAACATATGGGGAATATGTGGCTCAGCAAGAGTTCTCTTTGGATGGGGTGGAGATCCGACGGGAGACTATCATATCCGGAAAAATATTGAATGTTGAATTTTATCCCAAACCAAAAGCGGAGGCATAAATGAGCGAAGAAATAAATAAGAAACCGGCGTCGTCCTCAAACGAGAGGCAGGTTGTGGGGTATTTGCGTCCGAGCCTGGCTGTAAAATTTGAAAAGTATGTCCAAAATAAAGGATGTAGCAAAAGCGAGGCAATAAACGATGCCGTTCAAAAACTATTGGAACCCATGGGGCCACAGCAGATCTTTCCCAAGTAAAGAACTTCATGCGAATAGTGCCCTACTTTCCCCCTTCGACGTAAGGGGGATTTTAGTTTTACGGGGATATGTATACTGTCCCTTCATCTTTGAACACCGACGAACCGATAATGCTTATCAACAGAGCCATCGGTTACGATCCTGACGAAGGGATGGGAATTGACGGCGCCGCGTTCCAAGAAGAACTCCTGCACCTGGACAACCAGGGATATAAGGCAATCAAGGTTTACATCAACTCTCCCGGCGGCGTGGTTATGGATGGCTATAACATCTACAACGCCATTCTCAAAAGCAAGACGCCCGTTGACACATACAATGTAGGCATAGCAGCAAGCATCGCCGGCGTGATCTTCATGGCCGGTCGCAGGCGCGTTATGGCGGATTATGCTCAGCTGATGATGCACAACCCTTTCGGAGGATCTGACAAAAAACAGCTGGATGCCATGAAGGACAGCCTGGTCACAATGCTGTCTGCAAAGGCCGGAATTAAACCAGCCGATGTGTCCTACATGATGGACCGGACCACCTGGATGAATCCTGCGGAATGCCTTGAAAAGGGATTCTGTACCGATATCGAAGTTACCAACGACCATAACCGCAAGCATATGCCCGCCACCGGCGCCAGAGCGATGTGGAATGAGTCCAATAAAATTCTCAATAACATTTTTAAAACTGAACATATGGCAGACATCACTCCCCAGGGTAAAGCCCTTGGCATTTCCTTGATCGCCAACTATCTCGGCTTAAACACCGATGCTACTGAAGGTTCTGTGCTTACCGAGGTACAGAATAAGATTAACTCAGCCATTCTGGCTAAGACCAAAGCAGAGGAGGAGATCGAAAACAAGAAAAAGGAAATCGAGAAGATGCAGAAAGAGCTCGATAAGATGAAAAAGGATGCCGAGGATGCCAGCAACAAGTTCAATGAAAAATGTAAAGAGCTTGACGCGCTGATCGCAAGCAATAAGGCAGAGGCAGATGCCGCAAAGAACAAGCTGGAAGCCGCTGAGAAGGAAACCAAGGCTGTAGCCGCTAAGGCGATGGTCGAAGGCTTTGCCAAGGTTGGTAAGATCAAGAACGATCCCAAGGTGATTGAAAAATGGGTCAACCTGGCCGTCGTTGATCATGACGGTACCAAAGAGATGTTGGAGGCTATCCCGCTGAACAAGCAGGCAGCTGTAATCACAGTCGGCGTGCAGAATAAGGACCAGGGTGGAAGCGGAGATACGGTCGTAGATCCGAACTCCACGCCAGCATCATCGATGCACTACATGGCACGTATCCAAGCAAATGTAAACAACCGTCAAAAGGCAAGCTAAAATCCGAGAACGAGATTCTTATAAAAACTTAAATCGAAATCATCATGTCTTTAGTAATTAACGATACTTCATACGCCGGAACCTTCGCCTCCTATTTCTGGCTGCCGGCAACCTTTGGAATGGACACCATTCAGAAGGGTGTTGTGTTTGTTCAGGATGGCATCAAAAAGGCCCACACTATCGGCAGGGTAGATTTTGCCAATCCGTTGCAGCAGCGTCAGGCGACTCCGACAACCAGCGGCCAGTTCACTATTGATGGCCGGGTATTGAATCCCAACGACATGATGTTGTATACGGAGTTTAACCCCCGCGATTTTGAACAGCACTGGCTGGCCGAACAGCTCAGCCCCACGCTGCTGGCACGGGAACTTCCCGTAACAGCCGAGAATTATATGATGCAGATTGGCCTTAACCGGGCCTTTGAACAGGTTGAGCTCGGTTTGTGGCAGGGCTCTACCACCTACACTGCGCCCATTGGATCGGTAGGTAACGGCCAGCTGAAATTCTATGACGGGTTTATTAAAAAGATGGTAGCCGATACCGCCGTCCTGAAAGTGGCCAGCCCGTTCCCGCTGACTGCTGCCGCCTCTGATGGGTCTACGGTTTACAATATCGTGGATGCCTTCAATGCGCTCCTTCAGTTGGCCGCTACGAACAAAAAAGCATTGCTCAGCCGGACCAGCCGGTATAAGAGATTGAAATTCCTGGTATCGGTTAATACCGAACAGATCTACCAGACTTTCATCACAACCACGTTGACCTTCAAGGGCGTGAACACAACTGATGAAGGGATCAACAAGTTCAAGGGTTACGAGATCGTTCCCCTGGCCGGTATCCCTGACAACACCATCGTGTTTACTGAGTGTCTGCCCGATACCAGCTCTAACCTGTATGTCGGCATGAACAGCACGGAGGATAACAACTTGCAGTTGCAAAGGTTGCAGGCGAACAGCGAACTATTCTTCCTGAAAGGGTTGATGAAGTACGATGTACAGTACGGCTTCTCCGATCAGGCGTTCCTGTTCACCACGCTGACTTCGAGCTCGTTCAACGTATAATCCATTCGACCACCTTTTTAATTAAAATACTATGTCCACATCTCCAAGGTTTACCGGCGCAAAAAATACGGACAATACGGGCCGTGCTGCTCAGCGCGACTACCAGGCTATTGCAACGGCCGCCACGATCAACCTGAAGGTTATTCCCAATGCGGCATATACCCTCTTTGACATCGCCCTGGCTACGGCTACGCCGACCATTAATATCAACGTGGGCGACGCAAGCAATCCGCCATACAAAGGGGATGAGATTCTGTTGTTGATCACTCCCGATGCTACTACCCGGGTAATTACATGGGGAACCGGATTTATCCCCACTGCAGCAACCCTTTCCGCAACCGCCTCGAAGATCACTACCGCAAATTTTGTCTTCAATGGCACTGGCTGGGTACAGCGCGGATCGGCTACGACTGCATAATAAGCGGTTGGTTATTTCGAATTGTTCAATACAAAATATTCTGTTATGCGGGGATTAATAAAGCATCTGAAAGCCAATCCTGAGATAGAAAAAGTCTATCTGAACGCTGAAGGTGGATGGCTTTTCGATCCCAATAAGCTCCACCCAATTGAGAAATCACGGGAGGATATTCTGGCATTGGAAGGCAGCCTGCCGGCGGAAGAAATCACCAAAGACGACCTGGCCTCCATCAAAGAGGAGTATGCCTTGCTGAGGGAAAAGGCTGAAACGCTGGAAATTGAAATCCAGATTTTGAACGAAGGGAAAGACAAGGACACGGAAGATTGGGCAAAGGAGCGGACCGCATTTCAGGAAAAGATCCAGGCCTTGGAAACCCAATTAGCAACAGTCTCAGCTAAAAACAAGAAATTCAATGCCACTACCTGATATATCATTCATCAAAGGGCAGGGGGGATTAGGGCGCCCGTTACCGGGGCAGGATTTCATTTCCGCCCTTATTTTTTATACGGGCAATTTACCCAGTGGATTCACATCCACCGCCAGGATCAAGGCTTTATATGCACCCAGCGATGCGATTGCCGCCGGTATATTGAATGATTATTCTGACGGTACAGCAGCCTCTGCAACCTACCTGATAACTACCTTGGGGGCAACAGGAGATACAATCAAGTTTGTTTCCAATGATCTGAGCGCCACCGGAACACCGCAGGCGACAATCCTTTGTCAGTATACGAAGGTGGTCGGCGATTCGTCCATCGCACTCCTGGGGGCCAGCATTGCCGCCGCGATCAACGCCGGAACAATTACCCACGGGTACACGGCATCTTTTACAACGGCTACGCTTACCATCACGGCCCCGAAGAAATACGGGGTGTTTTTGAATACGGGCACGCCCTTGGTTGTTACCATTACTGGCACTATCGCGGGTACACTGACGACTTTCTCCGGAGGGGTTGCCTCTAAATTTGCTGTTTATTATTACCACATAAGCGAATTTTTCCGACTGCAGCCGCAGGGGATCTTATACGTCGGGTTCTTTGCAGTACCCGGCTCCTATGATTTCACCGAAATTACGCTGGTTCAAAACTTCGCCAACGGGACCATTCGCCAGGTTGGGATTTTAAAAGACTCTGCGAGCGCGTTTTCTTCCGCCAACCTTACCACGATTGACGCAGTATGCAAGGTCAACGATGCGGCTCACAAGCCCATCAGCGCTCTATACGCTGCCGATCTTTCTGGAACGGCAGATATAAGCACCCTTGCTGACCTGTCAACGCTGACAGCCAATAAGGCCACAGCAGTGATTGCGCAGGATGGCGGCGGCCAGGGGTATTTCCTTTGGCTTGCAACCGGGAAATCTGTTACAATTCTCGGCGCCCAGCTCGGGACAGTTGCGCTGAGCAAGGTGAGCGAATCCATAGCATGGGTAGGAAAGTTCAATATCAGCGATGGAGCCGAGTGTGAGGTCCTGGCATTCGCCAATGGACAACTGTTCAGCTCTACAGCTATCACCGACAACCTGCTGAGCAACCTGAATGACAAGCGGTACACCTTCCTCCGGAAGTTCGTAGGTCTTTCCGGCTCCTACTTCAACGACAGCAATTGCGCGATCATCTCATCCAACGACTATTCCCAGATTGAAAACAACAGGACTATTGATAAGGCCACAAGGGGGATTTATTCCAGCCTACTGCCCTCATTAAATAGCCCCATACAATTGAATGCAGACGGAACGCTCAGCGAAACGACAACCGCATACCTGGAAAGCCAGGCAGGGGTCAATCTGGATCAGATGGTCCGGGATAGTGAACTCAGTGCGTATGCTGTCACCATCAACCCGGCCCAGAATGTCCTTGCTACCAGTAAGATCATTGTGGTAGTCCAGCTGCTGATCAACGGAGTAGCCAGACAGATTTCTATACCAATCGGCTTTGTGCCTAAAATATCATAATCATGCCGACACCTATCGTTAATGGCATCAATTATTCCTGGAGCAATGTCTCCCTGATTCTCTTCGGTACGCCGGTTGTCGGCATACTGGCCATTGACTATAAGAGGAAACAGAAAAAGGAAAATAATTACGGCGCCGGCCCCCAACCCGTCAGCCGCGGTTATGGTAACTACGAGTATGAGGGTTCTATTGAGCTCTATACGGATACCTGGAAGGCAATCATCGCAGGATCCCCTAATCGGGACCCGTTGCAAATTTCCCCCTTCGATATCCCGGTGACATTCACCGGCACAGGCGTAACCACCACGAAGGATGTCCTCCGGGCGGTGGAGTTCATGGAAGATCCGCTGGAGACGAAATCCGGTGACACAAAACTGACAGTGAAAATCCCTTTAATCATAGGAGGCATTGACCGATGAGCGAAGAAACAAAAGTAGACGCAGCACTGACAGCCGTAAAGGTTGACCGCTCCGAGCTGTCCGACGCCGAAAGGGCCGAATATGCCGAAAGGGCCGAAGCGCTGGCTAAGCAAAAGGCCGTCTCAAAGGTTCACCCCGTCGTACAGATCGATCCCGATACCCTGGAAAGACATGTGTGCTACCTAACCGAACCGTCATATTCCACAAAGATCAGGGTGATGGATAAAGCCACAACCCGCGGTATATATACCGCAGCGGACGAATTACGACTCGCCTGCCTTATCTCTGAAGCATCCGATCCAATAACCTATGGGGATAGCCCCGAATGTGACCGCTATAAACTGGGCGTCACCGATTACGCGCTGACCATGGTTACCAGGCTGCAAGATCAGTTTAAAAAAAAATAGAGCAGTTCGAAGTAAGTAATGAACGCAGTAGCGTGGAGCGGATGTCCGCATTCATTCGCTGCGTTTTGCATTTGGACCCGGAAGAGTTGACAGAGGATGAGTGGCATCGTGCATGGGGACAAGTGAGGTTCTATTTGGAAATCGTTCATCAGATCAAATGGGAATAAATGTCCGATCGGGTAGTACAATATGAACTCAGCTTAAAGGATGGCCTTTCCCCGAAAGTGGATGAGGTTACCGGCCATGTCAATAGATTGGAGCATGGTCTTCATTCTGTACGGGAACGCGGTATGGAAATGCTGACCGCTCTGGGAGTTGGCTTTGCTATTTTCAAAGGAATTGAATTTGTCCACGAGGGGGTTGAAGCTATGCACCAGCTGGAGCAATCGGTAGCTCAGGTGGAGGCCGGCCTGAAATCCACCAAGAATGCGGCCGGTTTAACATTTGAGGATGTTGAGAAAAGCGCAAAAAGCCTGGCGAAGGAATTACCCTATAGCAGAGCCGCTATCCTGGATATGCAGGCCCAGCTTCTCACTTTTCCGGCAATAACAAAGCATTCGTTCAATGAGGCCAGCGAGGCAGTGCTCGATATGGCCAGCAGGACGCACAGGGGAGCCAATGAAATAGCCATAATGCTTGGTAAGGCCTTGCAGGATCCTGAGCATGGTATTACAGCCATGCGCCGGGTAGGCGTGAATTTTAACGATACACAAACCGCCATAATTAAAAAAATGGTGGAGACGGGCCATACGGCTCAAGCACAATCGGCAATCCTGAAAGAGCTCAGTCTGGAATTTGGCGGTAGCGCCAAAGCTGCGGCTGAGGCTGACCCTCTTTTCAAGTTCAATAAACTTATGGGCTCCATAAAAATGGAGGTTGGTGAGGTAGCCATGAAATTACTCCATGAATTGACCCCGGCCCTGGAGGCTATCGCCAATGGCTTTAAAGCAACGTTTGAATGGATGAAGGAACACAAAGACCTGCTTAAGGCTATAGCAATTGGAGTGGGAGTGGCTGCAGCTGCATGGGTAATTTATGAGGTTGTTACGAATGCATCGACAATAGCCACCAATATTTTCACTGCCGCTCAAGCTGCGTTAAATGCCGTCATGGCTGCCAGTCCGATAACATGGATCATTATAGGATTAGGGGTTCTTGTAACAGCAGTGGTCTACTGCTACAACCATTTTGCAAAATTCAGGGCCGTACTCTGGGGAGTGTGGGAAACCATAAAAGAATTTGGACGCTTGGTGGGTGACGTGTTTATGGGGGTTGGTAAAGTAATAGCAGGTGTTCTTACCCTGAAACCATCTTTAGTTACCGAAGGCTTCCATCAAACGCTCGATGCTATTTCGAATGCCGGCAATCGTCTGGGAAGTGCCTTTAAGAAAGGGTATGATGATGGCATGGCTGACTTCACTAAAGAACAAAAGGACAAAGAAAGTTTAATTCCGAAAAAAGTTGCAATAGGAGCTGCAGCCGCTACTGGAACAACAGCCAAAGAGCCTAAGACAAAAGCAACCGGCAGCAAGTCGGTAACCATCAATGTAAGCATTAAGGATCTTATCGGGGTCCAAAATATAAATACCACGAATCTGAAAGAAGGGGCGGCCAAAATAAAAGACCTGGTTGTTCAGGCCTTGTCCGGAGCCGTAAACGACTTCCAGATTGTGGCAGATCATTAAAGCAATGGCAGGACAAAACACTTTGAATCAGATTAGACAGGCCTTCGCCATCCCGGATAGCGTATTGATCGTTACCGGGCCGTCTATTTTTGCGCCCAGACCATCTAAGCCTGCCGCCTCTCCACATTTTAACATTGATAAAACTGATACGCGGGATCAAGAATTATATCGATCGTTGCTCGGTACCCCAGTTTATACGAATATTGAATTCCTCGAAGGGCAATACGAAACAAATACCCCCGGCGTCTTCAAGACTTTTGGACCCTTGAAATACGAGGCAGTGATTATTACTGTCAGTCAGGCAAAGAAGATAATCCGAACCGAAATACAAGGCCGAAATGGCACTGTAAAGGAATATATAGGAGACGACGATTATGAGATAGGGATTAACGGGATCATTACTGGCCCGAATGGTCACTATCCATCGGACGAGGTTGCTGACCTGAAGGCTGTATTGGATGCTCCTATCGCCATCGAGGTAGCTTGTTCCTTTCTCCAAAATCTCGGCATTCATTCTGTGGTTGTAGGCAACTACCAGGTAGACCAGAAAGAGGGAGGATACTCTTACCAAACATTTGCTATTTCTTGCATTTCCGATATCCCGCAGGAGCTCCGGTTGACATCTATCTGATGTACCGGTGTGTTACAAATATTACTATTACCCAACTGCCTTCAGTTTCTTTTCCCAACAGGAAGACGGTCCTGGGATTTGATTTTGTGAACGAATTCGAATGTTCGGATAGCTGGCGGGATCTCACCAATAAGGGTAAAATGGTTCTACCGAAGAATCTCTACTTCCGTGATCAATTTGGTAAGCTGCAGCCGCTGCACGGAACCAACATAAATATCGGCGGCTTCAGCAGCAATGCACCTCTGCTCTTGAGGGGGGACAAGATAAAGATCGTAGCCGGGTATAAGTACTTCGACAAGGCTGGTCGTGAAATTACTGATACTGCTACCATGTTCGAGGGATATATCAGTAAGGTTGGAAGCAAGATCCCTATTGAGTGTGAGTTGGAGGATAATATGTGGTTACTAAAACAGACTCCTGTAGGATTAAGGACGTTTAGCAAGTCGGATAAGCTGTCAACTATTTTGGCGTTCATTCTGCAGGGGACGGGATTTACTTACAATGCACTCACCGAAACAACCTTTGGAGCGTTCTCCGTTGGCAATGAAACAGCCTGCCAGGTCCTACAACGACTACAGAAGACCTACGGATTTGAAAGCTACTTCAGGGGTAATGAGCTCCGTTGCGGCGCCATTATATATATACCTGGTGAAGGGACAACTCAGAATTTCTTTTTTCAGCAAAACATCATCTCAGACGAACTCGAATATGTCCGCAAGGATGATATTACCCTGAGTGCGGTTGCTCACAATTATATCGAAGAATTGACGGGTAAGCATACCAAGGACGGGCAAGCCAAAACAAAAAGGACCCGTCTGGAAGTCCTGGTGACTCTCCGCAATGGCGTCAAGACAATAAAGGAGATCAAGAAAGGCGATACAGTCCCCTCAAACAACGAGGGAGAACGCCGGACTCTCTTCTATCCAGGAGCAAAGACTGTTTCCGAGCTGGCTGACCTTGCTTTTAAGGAGATCGTGAAGTATTACTATACCGGTCTCAGGGGGAAGTTTACCACGTTTGGCATTCCATTCGTGCGGCAGGGGGACGTTGCCAATATTCAAGATCCGATCCTGCCGGAGCGCAATGGGCTGTATAAGATCAAACAGGTGGATTATACCGGCGGGGTAAGTGGACTTCGGCAGGAGATATCCTTGGATTTCAAATTAAACACGAACTAATGTCAGATAGATCCATACGCGAATCCATTCAATACCTGGCGGGAAACCACCAGACAGACCATGTGATCCTTGTGGATGCTACGGTGGAAAGCGTGGATGAGAATGGAAGGACGTGTGAGTGCATTTCGGTTACGGGGTCGGTTGGTAGTCCCATACCTGGAGTCAGGTTAATGGCCAGCGTAGACGATGGTGTACTGATCATACCAGCGATTGGAAGCACGGTTGTTATCGCTCAGAGCATATTTACTGATCCGATCGTCGTCAGCTATAGTGAAATCGAAAAGATCATCCTACGCGGTGGTGATCTCGGAGGCCTGGTGAAAGTTATTGATCTGACCAAAAAGTTAAATAACCTGGAAAACCTACTGAATGATCTGATTAATAAGTTCAATATCCATACGCACAATGTGACGAGCACAGGAGCGCCGACCGGGCCAAACCTCCTGCCGGAAGCTCAGACGTTGACGCCAACGGTGAGGAAAGACATTGAAAACGAAAACATCACCCAAGGATAATGGACCCACGATATGACATACAACTGAATGGCAACAACGACCTACGGATAGTTAATAGCGATTTGGTATATGATATATCTGATGAGCAGCATATTGAGGATACGATCAACGCCAGCCCGGGATGGTGGAAAGAGAATTTTGCGGATGGGGTGGGGATTAGGTCCTATCTAAACTCAGACGGACAGGAACAGGTCCTGGCCAGATCGATAAAGATCCAGCTGGAAAGCGATCTGTATTCGGTAACAAATCCGGCGATTCAGTTTGATGCCAATGGAAAATTAGTCATACAACCCAATGCCAAATGATACAGGAATTCAGAGCTGTGGATCAAAGTACAATTTGGGATGTGGTTAACAATACCTATGGGAGCGTTGATTTTATCGTGAAACTGATGCAGGACAATGGGTTTGTGAATGTGAATACCTATCCAGAAAACGGACAGATATTTCTCTATGACGATACACTGGTGGTGAACCAAAATATTAAACGGACGATAGTAAGCCCTGTAAAATATGCAACGAGGGAGCGAACGACCACAAACTTAGAAAACATGATATACTACGAACAGGTATGGAAAGACGAATACACTGCGGCGGCAGATGGGGAAACCGTCATTGTCCGGCCTGCTCTTGTCGGGAAGCGCATTGTGGATATCGAGAAGGAGATCTTGCCGCTTAAAAACTCCCAATACCTGTTTAATGCCACGACCGGCACGATCACCCTGGTTGGTGGAACTACCCTGGACGCAGGGCAAACCCTATTTACTCTTTACGCAGAAATTAAGACATCATGAGAAGGATTATAATATTTGCTCTCTTATTGGCAGGATTGGCTTCGCAGGCTCAGACTTATACACCAGTTGCAGGTCGCTGGCAATATGTATTCATTAAAGTCACCGATGGATTTGCGCCGCCACAAGACACTTTGGCAACCGCGCCGACAGGGGCTATAGCAGTGAAAAACGGGGTGATGTATGTCAAGGGCGTCACTTGGGTACCCATCTCTGGCGCCGGCGGTAGCGGTGTCTGGGGGTCTATTACAGGTGTTATCGGCAATCAGACGGATCTCATGAATCTGCTGGGTACAAAATATGACACATCCAAACGGAAGGTAGATACACTCTATGCCATAAACGATACCACTTTCGCGTATTATATAAATAGCCAGTTCCGCTCTTTCAAAGCATTGGGGGCCCTTAAATCATTCAATGGGCGGAATGGAGCCATAGTGTTGACTCAGGCCGACGTCTCTTCTGCGCTGGGATTCTTACCAGTTGCCCCCGCCGATACAGTCGGGAGGTGGGTTGGGTCAATAGCAAATAATGCGACAAATGACAGTATTATATATTACATAGGGGGGACCCGGCATGCAATTAAAGACAATGGAGGCGGCGGTAGGTTTGGGTATCCTGCAGAAGACGACGCTCCGGCGCAAGACAGATCGGTAGATTTTAGCGGGAATTTGCAGATGACAATGACTAATTTAAGAAATCTATTTTTGTTTGCAGATTCTTCTTCTTCCAGTACTGGCGTAGGAGTTTTAGACTTACACAAAATCAATAACTCAACGACTCTAGCAACAGAATATAGGACAGGAAATCAAAGAGCCGGAGTTAGGTCGTCGTGGAATTTAGGGAATATGTTTGGGCAACTGTTTAGCTCCGATGCCAGTTTGAACGAGAGTTATTGGAGAGCGTACAAGGACTCTCTGGTAGTAAGCCTCTATAATAACGCTATCCCATACTATATACACGGGCTAACGACGACAGGAGACACAAGCAACTGGAAGCCGCTGGGCATTAATCCAGCAACAGGAGAGGAGAGAAGAATGACTTTCTGGCCGGGAAGCGGCGGAGGAAGTAGCTTTGACTCTGCAGCTTCACAGGGAGGAGGATTTCATACACAACCTTATAATGACGCCAGGTACCTGATCAAATCTAACAATCTGTCAGACCTGCCCAATGCAGGAACAGCTCGTATAAACCTTGGGCTGGGAACGTCGGCAGTCAAAGATATTCCAGCTTCTGGAGATGCGTCCACATCGCAGGTTGTTTATGGGACGGATACAAGGCTTACGAATTCACGTGCACCGTCGGGCTCTGCGGGAGGTGATCTTACCGGATCCTATCCCAGCCCGACCATAGCAGCCAACGCGGTCACCTACGCAAAGATGCAGGCCACATCCGGGCAGAAGCTACTGGGTTCACAGTCTGCCGGAGCGGTAAGCGAAATATCGCTCGGAACTAATCTTTCGATGACAGGGGGTGTGTTGAATGCGGCCAGCGGCGGATCCCAAACAGAGCAGCAGACATACGACCAAGGGACAACTATGAATAAAGTCAACGTCCATACCCTTGCTGGTTTTCATCAGGACTATTTCGGCGGTAAAATAAACCTGGATAGTTTCGCCATTGCCAGGGCTTTACAAATAATAGGAGATTCCATTGTAATATTTGATAATTCCATTGGATTTGGTACGGGATCAACGTCAAATCTTTTCAGATATACTTCGATCCTAACGGCAAAATATCGGAGTAACGAGGATAATTATTCAGTAGGCGGAACAACGATGCAGGTAGACGGCCTGGCAAAAATACCATTGATCCCCAATGGTGTCACTGCTAAAATACGGTGGTTTATAATCGGGTATGTGGAGAACGACATTATTAACGCCGGAAATAATGCTACATGGGATACAGCCCATTGCGGGCCCATATACAGACAGTTTGTTGACAGTGTTATAGCAAGAGGGACCTTAGCATCGCATATTATCCTTCGATCGCCTGTGCCAATATCCTCTACAAACTTTCCTAACGCTACCTCTGCTCGACAAGTGGCATACTTTGCCATGGTGCAATCTGTAGCAACATCAAGAGGGTGTGTTTTTGTAGATGTCTTCAACCCGATTAATTTTAGAGGTGGTGTCGATGTGGCTATGTACGACAAGGTTCTACATCCAAACGATGGAACATATTCGCTTATCGCTGATCTTATTTACAAGGCAGCTGGCGATAGTGTACGTTCTGCTGGCCAAGGTATAGAAAACAACAGGGTGACCTCTATACGTCAACTTGGATACCACGGTAATGATACGGTGAGCAGTAAGGCGCAAATATTGGCAGCGGACACAAATGGAAAGGTGGGGCTAATCCCACTGGATGATGTGATCAGGAGCACCGCCGGTAGATCTTGGCCACAAGCCGCTTCAATTGCCATAACGGGAACTGCAACTTTTGGTAACGCATTAAATACAGCTATGCCGGGCGGCATCTCTCTTTACACCCCCGGAAGTGCCTATTTCGGATCGATGAGGATCACTGCTACGCCGCCAACGGGATGGGCTGGAGCCGGTGGTAATTTCAGTTTTAACGGTACGGGTTTAAGTATATTCAATAAGAATTATACGAGTTCTGTAGATGGCCCAATTTATTTAAATCAGTTTGGCGGGGCTCCTGTTTTGGTGGGTACCGGTACGGTAACGGGGTCAGGTGCAAATTTCCAGGTCAGCGGTAGCGCGGAAGCCGGTTCATTTAGGGCTACGTCAACATGGAGTGGGGCGCGTACTGGCGTTGGCGCAGAGATCGGCAGCAACGGCACTGTGGGATATATTACGGCTTTGAATTCTGGCGGTGGGGTTAATTTAAATATTGGGTTCGGACTCTCTCCACTTATTTCGGTAGGCGCAAACACTTTTACAGGAACGTCTTTGTTTCAAGTAAACGGGTCGCAATATCTTTCTGGCAAATTAGGTATTGGTAATAGTGCGCCAAGTGCTCTATTGCAAATATCAGGTGCTATTTCTTCGCCTACAGCAGGAAGGAGGGGCACTTATTTTAGTTCCGATACCGCAACAATTACATATAATCAGGACCTGGCGCTTGATATAACACATTTCCATGGAAGGAAAACAATTAATCAAACTACAGCTCATACTATTCTTGACCATTGGAATACAGTCATAGAAAAAGACACTGCAGGAACAAACTCAACGATAGTACGCAATAGATCCTTGCTAATAAATGGCCCAACAAAATTGATGGACAGTTTATTGTTGGGGGGATTAAAAACTGGTTCGTCATCAGATTCGGTACTTGTATGGAACTCTGCAGATAGCTCAGTCAAGAAGGTTTTGCAATCCTCAATAGGAGGCAGCAGCCAACCCTTCCCTGACAATACGGCTCTGATAAAAAACAATTCTGATGCGACAAAAACCATGCGCATAGATTTGTCTGGCCTATCGACGGCGACGGCCATAGTAGCAACGCCGCCCACCAGCAGCTTCACCATGGCCAGGACCGACGCAGCGCAAAGCTTTACCGGTATACAGACGTTCTTATCTGCGCCTAAACTCAACTCCGTTGCAAGCGGTTCCACAATTACGGACAGCGTGTTGTTGTGGAATCCAGCTACCAAATCTGTGGAGATGGCAGCTGCACAGTCACCGGCGAATGTTGACAATGTGGGTTCAGGAACGGGCATTGTTTTTGTGAGGAATGACAGCCTTTTAGGAAAGTCAATTCTGTTGAATGGACAAGCTCCGGCGACGAATACCGATAGTACTATAAACCTTATTTCAGGCCCCTGGTTTAACCAGACGGCCGATGCGACCCTAACCAATAGTACGAGCAACACCAGCATTGTAGGGACAGGTGTCGGATCCATGACCTTTGCAGCTAATACCTTAGCCGTGGGACAAAGGTTTGTTTTAAAGGGTATAGCCTATCTTTCGACAGACCCATCTTCAGCGCCTACCCTGGTGCTGCAACTCTCCAATTCATCATCTTCCACGGCGCTTACTATGAATGCCTTGGTAACCACCTCAATGAACAATGCAGCTGTAGAATTTGAATATTACCTGACCGTCAGGTCAACTGGGGCAAGTGGGGTAGTTGAAATGAATGGATGGTCGGCGATTGGTGGTACAAAAATATACACGTCTGTCAGTAGCGCTTTTCTTCTTAATACTACTGTCTCTCAAACCATTGATTTTAAGGCTCAGTTCGGTACGGCATCCACAAACAATACTATCGTAAGCAAGCAAATATCCCTGGCGCCATGAGGAAAATAATTATCATATGTTTACTGCTACTGATCGCCTTCTTTTTACTGAAGAGATGCAAGCGCGAGCCGGCGCCCGTGCCTGTCCCGAAAGTGGACACAGCCATTGCGATTAAGCCAGCAATAAAGGACCACAAAAATGACTCTCTCATCCGGGCCATGGTCGCCAAGTTCTATCCTACCATAAGAAACAGGAAGGTCGGCCTTCGAAAGTTCGGCATCAGCGGAGTCTCGGTAAAAGCTGCAATCCCAATGGAATATCAATGCCCTATCTGGGGGTCAAATGACACGATGTACGCTTGGTATGGCGGTAGTGGCATGGTGGCAAATCCGCTGCCCAACGGAGAGACGATAATATCGGCCTACGGCGGTTTCAATTCGGTGTATGCTGTGAGTAATGTCGGCAGACTATACGTGAGCTCCGCCTATAACTCTGGGGTACAGACCTGGACCAGGATCACGACAGATACGACAGGCGCCACGATCTCAGATGCCTTGTATGTGACAGCCTGCGGGGGAACATATGGTTTCATCCGAGCGGACGGCTCTTTCTGGTACGGGGGCGATGACGATGCCGGGCGAGTGCTCCATCCATCAGGGACGGTAAACCTTCGCCCCATCCAACTATCGCAAGCAGGGCTGCAATTTCAAAAGATCGCCATTGGCAATGTCCGAAGCGTGGGGTTGACCATTGACGGAAAGATCTATGAGGTCAAGGCAGGCGGAGGTACCGGTGCTATGGTCCAGCGGACCTTTACCGGCCGGGCAATGGATATCGCTGTGGGTCATTTCGATGCTGCAGCCTGCATCGTTCGCAACTCTTCAGGCGATACTACCGAAGGGAAAATCTATTGGTGGGGTACCGGCTGGGGGATACCTGGCTTTTCCAGTTCATCTTCGGCAACCAACCCAACGGACATATCATCCATTTGGCCAGGAACAAACTGGAAGGAGGTGGGAATATCCTGGAATACCATGCAGGCAATCGACGATGCCGGCAGGATGCTCAGCTCCGGATATAATGTCCAGGGAGAGGTGGGAACCGGAGTTGAGTTCGTGAACAGGTATAATTACGGCACTTGGCATGGATACGGATGGGACTTTGCTGACTTCGAAAACCCGTCTGCCCCTCCAGTGCAGATTGGCGCATCTATCACCTGGGCACACTTATATAAGAACCCCTTCTTCACTTTCTATACCTACGCCATGGATGCCTCAGGCAATCTGTACAGCTGGGGTAGGGGGAAGACTTCTGTTCTGGGTAATGGAGTTGGCATTACGGCGGATTCCAATGCAGCTCATCCGAACTATGGCGACGTTCTTGTACCAACGCTGGTGACGCCGCTTACGGCTACATACCGAACTTATACGTACAAGCAACCCACGAGGGGTATTTCAGTCTCCAGCAATGGCAATAGTCCCTTTGTAAAGAATTCGGCCATGACCCTGACATACGCCGGTACGCCGCTTTACCTGATCAATGGAACGGACACGTTTGGCTATAGGATCAGCACGTACAATTATACTCAGATATCGGGGCCGAATACAGCCACGATCACCAATGGAACGGCGAAAACTGTGACGATCTCAAAACTGACAACAGGTACTTATATTTTTCAACTATTGACAACCGACGCTAATGGCGGACAGGATACTTCCCGCGTGACTATTTACGCGACAGTAAACCAACTGCCCAGATGTACTGGTTGTCGAATGAAATTCCAATAAAACAACGCAAATGAAAAAATTAGCCATCTTCCTTGTCGCTGCCGTTTTGCTGAACGCCTGCGGCGACCAAAAACAGCCGGAGCAAAAGCCTGGATTAAAGCGGTTCGGCCTGTCTGCCGCGCCTGAGATGATCACGTACGATACGATCATCAAATTTGCCTACAATGCCTGGGCAAACCTGCCATACCGTGTACGGATTACCCGTCCAAAATACGACACCTCTCTGAATGAAGGAATATTCATGACGCCGGGTAAGGGGGAGATGGATACGACGGCAAAGCTCAATAACTGCGGAAAATTTGGACCCCACTACTGGCTTGCCAATGGATGGAAGGGCGATGTCCTCCTGGGCAACGGTACGCATTATCCGACCTTATTTACGATCATACAGCACGGGTCAAATGATTTCTCCATGCCAGGATACTATTACGTGGTGAACTATTTGATCAAAACCTACCATATTAAGCCCAATGCGGCTTACGGTACGGGACTCAGCATGGGATCCTGGGCCGTCACATCGATCATGAGCTACGAACTGAATAAGGGCGATGAGGCCGGGATGAAGCTGTTTAAAGCAACGGCCCCGCTGTCCGGTGCTGCCAGTATCACTGGCGATTACAAGATGATCGGCCATTGGGCAAAGAAATACGGCGGAAAGGGATTTTTTGCGGTGGGATACCTGGATGGTGCGAACGATATGAACCCGCCACTGGCTGCCAAGGCGATGAACGATAGTGCGGCCGGCTCAGCCTACTATGCGCATTACACCTTCGCCAGCGGAGGACACGGCGGATGGAATGACGAATACAATCCCGCCAACAACCAGTTCTGGACAGGATCCTACATCGTTAATAAAGTCTCTCCTGGTACTTACAAGGACGGGTCGAACTTATTCCAGTGGCTGCTTAGGCAGGGGGACACGTCTCTTTCCACATCGTCGTCGATCATTATACCTCCGCTGAATGTGCCGCCAGTAGCGGTCCTGGCTCCGGTTAGTCCCATAACCCTGCCCATCAATTGGGTCACCTTGGACGGCACCGGCTCCTATGACAAGGACGGTACCGTTGACAGTGTGGCCTTCAGCCAGGTATCCGGTCCGAATACGGCGAAGCTAATATACAACACCTGTAAACCAGAGGGCGCGGCCGTGGGCCTGATAGCCGGAACATACGTATTCAAAATGCAAATCTGGGACAATCAGGGAGCGAGTGCTATACAATTGGTAACCGTGATTGTGAACCCGGCGCCGGTGACTACCGTGGCATCGATACCGCTGTCATATACAGTCTTCGGAGTGACTACTTCTAAAACAATAGTTGTAAAGAGTGACGGCTCATATATAATCCAATGACAGAAAACCACCATAGCGAATGGACATTAAATACGCTGAAAGAGCACCTGACGGCGATCATTGAAGCAAATGACAAACGCTATGTGCAGGACTCGGTTAATCAAAATAGGGCCGTGCAGGATGCGTTAGCGGCGCAAAAAGAGTTGACCAGCGCCGCGTTTGCTTCGAGTGAGAAAGCCATCGTAAAGGCAGAGGAGGCGCAGCGGGACTACAATGTGCGAAGCAATGAATTTCGGGGCCAACTTGATGATCAAGCGCAAACGCTGATGCCGCGCACAGAAACCACTGTACTGATAAAATCGACTGAGGATAAGCTATATGTGTCCAGCAAAACAAGTGCCGATAAAATGGAAGAGCTGGCAAAAAAAGTGGAAAGCCTTTCAATTCGGCAGACAACTATTGAAGGCAGAGGTAGCGGGGCCAATTCGATGTGGGGGTATATTCTTGGGGTATTTATGGCTATAGTCGCAGTGGTAGCATTATTTAAAGGATTCAAATAAGTAACAATCTAAAAAATAACAATTCAGCCTGCTAAAAATCCGACAAGATGGAGAATGAAAAAAACACGGATCGATCCGCGCTCAACAAGCTCAACAGCGTCCTATTAACAATTTGTACAAGCGGCATCCTATGGATTGCGACCATGGCTACAAAGTTAGAGACCCGGATGACAAGCATGGAGAACCGAATGACCGGGACCGAGACCGCCTTCAGCTTACGTATAGCGGAATTCTCGGAGATGAAAAATACGCAGATTGAGCACACGAAGGCGATGTCCGACTTCGCTATACGTCTGACCCGTTTGGAAATTTTATTGAATGAACAAAACAAAAAATGAGTATATGAAAAAGTTTTTCAACGACAACAAAGTTTTGATATTCGGCCTGTTGGCCGCGGTAGCAATGACCGTTCAGCAATACACCGAGGCCGGGCCCGTAGACTACAAAGTTCTTGCACTGGCTGCCGTGATTGCCGCTATTGGCTTTTTGGCAAAGAACCTACGCGGCCAGTGGGCGACGATCCTCCTTTCGGTATTGCCTTCACTGGGCATCATATTGACAAACGTGCAATCTCACGTCCCGATCTCCTGGTCACAGATTATTGCCAGTGCGGCTATCGCTATTGGTGGAGTATTCGCCCCGCCGACCAAATCATTGAACTATGAGAAAGCACCTGAAATCGTAGTTGCCAAGCAACAGGCCGCGGCGTCAGATGCTGCTGAAAACAAAACACCCCCAGCAAGCAAATGAACAAAAACGACAAACGAGCCCTACTGACGATTCTGGGCATGTTCGTATTGTTCGTGCTTTTGGCATGGGCTATAAATTTTCTTATTCATTAAAAACAAGTATATGCGACTATTATTTTTCTTGGCCTTCTTGGCAATCTCCGGACAGCTTTTCGCACAGTCTATTTTTAAGCCGCTGCCCAAGCTGCAGCATACATCCGCCGGCCGCTTCGGCCTATCGACTGGTGATAGTTCCTTTACCGGTTTCCGGCCTGTTATTTCTGCTGCCGTTTATGGGTATACACCTGGACAGTCTGGTGGTGCACTAATGACTGGCGCCGGTATCAGTTGGGAAAAGGATACTTATCATGCAGCTACGGATAAATGTTACACGGACTTTTCTATAGGGTTCTTGGGCTATCTGGGTGGTGCATTAGCGCCAACCAATCCCAGCATGGTGACAGCTTTTGGTCCTAATATTTCTTTTTTCAATAAGCTAATATCTGTTGGTGGTGCTTATAATCTAAATCCGCCAACCATAGATGATAAGAAAAAGCCGTGGATGCTATTGATCGGATTCAGCGTAAGCCTTAATAACTGATCCTATGACCAGAAAATACGCATGGACCAGGGAGCCAGAAGATTACCGGGATATGAAAATGGGGCTGGGCCGCCCTTCAAATATCTCAATCCCGCCGGCTGCTGATCTGGAGCAGCTGCTACCACCTGCCGACGACCAGGCTGACACGAACTCCTGCACTGGCCATGGAACGGCGGCAGCAATAGCCAGCGCGGCCCATCAGGCAGGCATACCGCCGATCAAACCATCGCGGCTATTTATCTATTGGGGTGCCCGGAAGCTGGAAGATTCGGTGAACCAGGATGGCGGTGCTTATATCCGGGATGCCGTCAAATGCCTGAGCAAATTTGGTGTTGTAGATGAAAACCTATGGCCTTTCGACCGTTCCAAGGTGCTGATCACTCCACCGGCAGCAGTGCTTACTGCAGCTGCCGGCAACAAGATCACCCATTATGCCAGCATGACCGGAGCCTCCATTGAAAGCATAAAGCTCACCATTGCGCATGGCCGCGCCATTGCCTTCGGCTTTGATGCTTATAGCTACTTTGAAAGCCCGGAAATGGCCAGGACTGGGGTCCTTCACCTGCCGACCAGCAAGGAAAGGCCGCTCGGAGGTCATTGCGTGGCCCTTGCCGGGTATGATGATAAGCGTGGAGCCTTCAAGGTACGTAACAGCTGGGGGGCTAATTGGGGGCTCAATGGCTATTTCTGGATGGATTACGAATATGTAATGTCAAAATACTCCGACGATTTCTGGGTAGTTAAAATGTAAATTATGACACGACCCTCTCTTTCTCTCGGTCAGGTGGAAGGCGTACTGCCCGACGGATTATATGACGAGATCCTGCTTTTGGGCGTTCGCGGTTTTGGAATTAATGGCTTCCAGCCATCCAACTCCAACAAACTGGGTATATACGACGATGCTATTTTTCTCATCACACCAGGTGAAGTATTGGGCTATAATGCCAATACAGATCCATCCAGAGCATTGAAAAACGTGGCTGTGCTACAACCAGGTACATACTGGTATACGGAGGACCTGCACGGCATTCGTCATTTCGCTGAGCTTAAAAAAGATGATCGGGAGAAAGTGGCAGACTACCTGGCAAAAAACAGGGGCAAGGATTATCCGGATCCTGTCACAAATGCCGAAGGAGAGAAGGCTATCCTGCCTTATTATGCCCTTCGCCAGGATTCGCCGGTTACGGTAAAGAGGGAAGGCTCCGCTGTGTCTGAGACCATCCAGGCCCGGGCCAACTGGCCATGGATAGACATCCACAAGGGCGGCTACAATACGACCAGTTCAGCCGGCTGCCAAACGATTTATCCGGATCAATGGCTGGACTTTCGGAAGAAAGTATATGCGGCCATGGACAAAGCTAGAATAAAACGAATTTCCTACACATTGGTAAATCAATAGAACCCGGGGACAGGGGATTTCCTGAACGCAAATAACATGAGCCTTACAACAGATCCTAATGATCCAGACATAAAAAGGTACACGGGTCCGGAAGATCCCGGTCCTCAAAACACTAAGTACCTGGTTCTGTCGGAAGAGGAGAGGGCAAAGGGTTTCGTTAGACCTGTCCGGAACGCGTATGTTCACGATAAATGCGGATCGGTGACAACGATGGGAACCGCATTGTCCGAGACGTACGCCCGCGATCCAAAGTTCTACGGCGCGACTTATTGTTGTGCCTGTCGCGCTCACTTCCCGGTTGGCGAATTTGTCTGGGACGGAACAACCGAAAGGGTGGGCTCATGAAAAAGATCGGCATAGTGGTAGACAATTATAAGCTCGACCGGTTTAAAAAGGAACTGGGAAAAGCCGGGCTTAAAGATTTTGACGTTGTTCCGTTTACGGAAGATACCTCGACAATCAAAGTAAATACGCCCAAAGATAGAATTGCGGATGTTAAAAGAATCTGCCAGTCTGTGGAATTGCATTTTAAACGATCAAACTAATGACTATGACAACCGTCTTTTTCATAATTATATTGTTCGTTGCCTTTGTTTTGGCCGGAGGCAGGCGCCTTTTCCATATCCGTCGGTCAGCAAAAACTCGTCTTGTTTTATCAACCATTATTTATAAAAATCTAAAAGTAAAAGGAGAAATTACCATGGCCGAAGTATTAGTAAAAGAGTTCCTGAAAGGAACCTTGAGCATCGTGAACCACGTAACAAGCGAGGTTATCCCTGCCACATTTGCGAATGAAACGTTCGTATCTTCCGATGAAGGCATTGTGAAAGTCGTAGTCGATCCGGATGACACTTCGGATACGGCCGTGATCGACTTCCAAGGCATCGCAGTTGGCACCGCTGAATTAACTATCGAGGTGGACGCCACCTATGTGGATCCCAGCGCGGGAACTGTGACCAAGCATAAGACCGTAAAGGTTACTATGACGGTCACGCCTGGCGAAACGGAAACCGATCTGGTGGTCAACTTCTCAGCTGCGGCGCCAATCCCTACGGAACCGGCCGCATAACCTTACTGTCTCGGGCGGCAGTTGTTTGTTGCTGTTGTTTTTATAAAGCTCTGGGGTGTGGCTCACCCTGGAGCTTTTTTTGTGCCTTTACGGGTTCCCGTAAAATAATGTCGCAAATAGTTTCTATCCTTGTTGCATGAAATGCAATTTGATTGTAGGGTCAAACGAGGTCACTGTAAGGGATTATACCATGGTCGAAGACAATGGCCTGATTGGCCTGACGCACATCCGGGCGGGAATAACTTTCGAATACGAGGACGATGAAGAAAGAGCCGGGAAACATATGCTGGTTATAAGGGGCAGCAGCCTCGATGCGTTGCTTAGGTTTTTGTCGTTCATAGAGCTACCTGTCAATATTATTTATTAAAAGCAGAGACCGGCTTAGCGGTCCATATTATACAATGAATTCAAATGATCTAACCGGGCTCCACATCCAAAATGGAAGTTATGTCGCCCTCGAGGCTGCCCCTGAATTAAAAGGGATAGTAGTCAAAACGCACCTGCCTTTGCACGGAGACATCACCTATGATGTGCAAATAAGCTACAAGGCGTCCGAGACGTGGGACAATCCCGAGGTCATGCGACTGAGGGACATACCCTCCCGCTGCCTTATTAAATTGGATAATCCGTTGGACAAATCCGATTAGTAAATGAGTTTTTATTGGTTGAATTGCAAGTTAGAAGCGCGCCCCCGGAGTAGCTACCGGGGGCTTTTTAATTTGGAGGGTTGAAAAATATTCCTACCTTTAAACTGTGAAGTAGAGCAGCGGTAGCTCGTCGGGCTCATAACCCGAAGGTCCTGGGTTCGATCCCCAGCTTCGCAACAAAATCAAGCGAGATATAGCAATGATTATTTGGATGTGACGACATCCCGTAATGCTGAAATTACGCAGACTATTTAAGTACGCAGCAGCCCCGGCAAATTACCGGGGCTATTTTGTTGCAACTCTTTCCTTTCATCCTCTTCCATCAATTCTTTGAGCCGGGCAAGATACTTGTCCAGCGCCTCCCGGTTCTCCCAAAGATATTTCCAGGCATGATAGTGCGGCCTGAGTTTCGGCGTAAATGGTTCATGTCTCATACATAGTATAATGCTTTCAGGTTACTTTTTTCCAGGAAGCGAGCGTTAAAAGGAACAATCGGGAGCAGGAAAGCCCGTTTTTGGTACTAAATCTATTAGCAAAAACCCTTATCTTTGCCTTGAAAACCCTGTTGCCATGTCTACCGCGCCCACTTTGAAAGGAATCGATCATCGCTATGGGTACGTTCGGATCATGTACGAGGCCGGACAGCTGCCTACATTTATGGATATCTTTAAGCATGTCCCAAGGACCGTTGTTGCCAGGGACATGAACATGAAGGTGGATGTCTTTAATAAGCTTTTACAGTTCCCGGACCGGTTCTCCCTGGAGCGGATCGACGAGCTTGCCCAGCTGGTGGACCTGGATCTGGATGTAATGGTCGCTATGTGGTTGAAGCATTACAGGGTGTGGAAAGAGGCTAAAACTTCCGGATGA